GAGTGGCACTGGTGATAACAACCTTCCCTGCTGTCACAAATTTTTCTTGGCGCACACTTACCAAAAAAGCATATGCAAAGTATTTTCCCCACACTAAAAATTCATCACCTTTCGGAGCCGTCTCAATCGGCCTCCACCCTCCCACCATTCCCTCTGGTGGAGAGGGGTGGACACGAGCGCTGATATAGCCGTTGTTGATCCCATACGCCAGCGCCTCCAGCACGAACTGGATTGCCTTCGGCGCGCCTTCACAAGGCAGCCCGCGCCCAGGGCAAACGCCGTTCTCGTCGGCGCAGTCGCGGCACCGACCGCCGTACCGGTTGATGTAGGCCACATGCTCGGCCGTGAACGACACAGGCTCACTCCTCGCACTTGCTGCCAGAGATGCGCGTGCCACCTCTTGCAAGAGCGCGCGCATGTCTGTGTAGCAGCGCATTGCCTCCTGGCTGCCAGAGGCCGCTACTCGCGCCTCAATTTCGTCTGCAGGCTTGCGCCACCAGTCGCGCTCCTCGCGTTCCTTGTCATTGCTCATGTCTGCTCCCCATGGCCACGCCCAGCGCAATCGGCCGCACCCAGATGGGCTGGGCCGACAGCAGGAATGTTTCGCCAGACCATGCCAGCAGCAGCGTCTCGCCCATGACGTGCGCGATGGCCTCGGCCGCCGAGCTGGGCACTGCGTTTCCAATGCGCTCTCTCCATGCTTGGTCGCTGAGCCCGTCAAGTTCCAGCAGCTCTTCCGGGTCCACCAGCGACTGCAGCGCGGCCAGCTCCAGCGTGGTGAAGGGGCGGTGCCACGTGCCGTCCTCGGCCGTGATGCGGCAAACCAGCTTTTCGCCGGGCTCCGGCATCCGTGGATCGGCCACGCTCCAGCGGCCGTTGTCGTGGCCAGCAGCTGCGCTCACTGCGCCCGATGGGCCGGTCCAGGGCACGACGCCGTAGTGGCCGGCAGTGAGGTAGTTGTCGCCCTTGCCGCGCTGCATGCCGCTGCGGGGATCGGCCACAGCGAACGCGCCGTTGGCGTTTCCACCGATCACGGTGCGCGCGGTTTCGTCCCAGCCGGTGATGGGGTACTTGCCATGCAGCAAGTCAGGATCTGGACCACCGCGCGGGTCGGCCACGGCTTGGCCCGTGCCGTGGGCACTGGTGACGGCCATCGCAGCCTTGTCCCAGCGCACGATGCGGAACTCGTTCGAGTGCTTCGCGGGGCCGGTGTGGCGCGGGTCCGCGACGCTGTACGCGCCCTGGCCCGGCGACTGCTGGCCAGCGATGGCGCCGGTGTGCTCGTCCCAGGTGCGCACGCCCAGCGCCTGGCCATCCTTCCACTTTGCCGACTGCACGAAGCGTGGGTCTTGCACGGCGAACTTGCCATTGGAGGGGAGGGACTCGCCAGCCACCGCGCCGCTGGCAGCGCCCCATGGGGTGACCCCATAGCCGGCGGCGTAGAGCTGTTGGCGCGGGTCTGCGATGGCAAAGTCACCGTTGTTGGGCAGGCTTCGGCCGGTGACGGTCCCGCGCGGTGAATCCCAGCGGCCCACGCCCAGGAAGCCGCTGTTCCGGTTCTCGGGCACGATCAGGTAGTCGCGCAGCTGGCCGTTCTCGACCGCCAGACGGTTGAGGGAGCGCCAGTCGCTGCCGGCCTCGACAAAGGCCAGGCGCACCCAGGTCTTCCACTGCAGCGCGGGGATTCGGTGCATGGGGCCGCCGCGCAGGTCGCCGGGCAACAGCATGCGGCCGAGCACATCGCCCACAGCGCGCAGCGGGCGGCTGTGGGGCTCGTACAGGAAGGGCGGCACCTTCTCGATGTGGCGGCCCACCAGCAGGAAGCGCTTGCGGCTCTGAGCCAGGCCGCCCAGCTCGCCGCAGTCGTGGGTGGTTTCTGCCACCGCGTAGCCATAGGCGCGGAGCAGGTCGACGATCTGGTCAAGCAGGTGCCGGCCGCGTGTAGCGATGCGGGGCACGTTCTCGAAAATGATCAGCTCCGGCGGGTCGTTGCGCCATGCCTCGAGCATCAGCCAGACGCCGCGCACGGTGAGGCGGTTCAGGGCTTGGTACTTGTCGGTCTTGCTCTTGCCCTCGGACAAGAGGCCGGAGAACCCTTTGCACGGCGCGCTGAGGAAGACGATGTGCGGACGCTCGCCGCCGGCCGCACGGTGGATATCGGCCGTGCCCGCCTCGCGCCAGTCGGCCGGCGGCTCAGCGCCGTGGAAGTCCCGGTACTGGTCCCGGTCGAACAGGTCCAGCACAGTGCCGGGCACACCTGTGAGGCGCCCGAAGTCGCGGATGCTGGCCGCGTCCACATCGATGCCGCCGATGCAGCGGAACTGCGCGACCATGTTGCCAACGCGCGGCCGGGCCTGGTTGAAGCCTTTGGCGCCGCCGCCCAGGCCGCAGAACAGGTGGAAGTGGCGAATTTCTGCAGTGCTCATGTGTGCTTTCGGTGCTTGGGGGCGCGTTGATCAGGCGGCGGCCTTGGCCTGCACGCCCTCGATGTGGCGCACCAGGGCGGCCAACATGTGGGGGAACTGGGCCTCGTGGTAGACCCCATGCGCGCCAACCTTCGCGGCAGGCTCAAAGCCCAGGCCGCGCAGGAAGTCGGCGGACAGCGCGAAGCCCAAGCGCTCGGCGATCTGGCCCAGCTTGAGCGAGGGCGGCGTGGTCGGCGCGACGGCGGCGGGGCGCAGCGGGGCGACCACTTGCGCAGCAGCTGCCGTGCGCTGGGCCGCGCTGATGGCCTGTTCGGCGTCGATGTTGGAGACGATGTCGTCCTTCAGGTCCTTGGCCAAGCTCGACAGGTCGTCCAGCAGCGGGGCGGGCAATGCCTCTTCGGCGCGCGCTGCAGCGATACCGGCTTGAGCTTCGCGCTCAGCCTCCAGAGCCTGCTGGCGCTGTTCTTCCTGGCGCTCCCGCTCGCGCTTTGCTTCGGCCTCGCGGGCTTCGCGCTGTGCCTTGGCCTGCTCTTCGGCGCGGATGCGCTCGCGCTCGGCTTCCAACTCGGCGGCCTTCTTTGCTTCGTGGTCTCCGATGCGCGACTTGATCAGCACCAGCAGGTCGTCGTTGGCCTTCATGACCAACTGCGGGGCATCGGCGAACAGGAACACATGCTCTGCGGCGTGCTCGCGCAGGGTGTTCAGGTTCAGCTGGATGCGGGCTGCGATCTCGTTGGCCGCGATCTTGGCGCGGGCCAGCTCATCGTTCACCGCGCCGCGCAGGCTGTCCACGGTGCGCTTGCCCCTGATGGCGCCCTGGAAGTCGGCAGCCACCTGGGGCATGTAGGTCTTGCCAAGGCGGGTGTTCAGGGCGGCGATGTGCTCGCGCAGCGCGGTGACGCCACCGGCCACGATTTCGCCCCGGATTTCCTCCTTGCGCTGCGCCACCAGCTTTTCCCGCTGCAGCCGCGTCGTGCGCGCCAGGGCCCGGTAGTCGGCCACGAAGCGGCGCATGGTGTCCACGTCGGCCAGCTGCGCGAGGGCGTTGCTCTCTGCGGCTTCCAGCGCGTCTTCGGTCTGCTTCAGCGCCTTGCAGGCGGCTTCGGTGTCGGCGAATTCCTGGTCGGTGCTGGGCTTGGCCGGGATGCGGTCGATGAAGTTGCGCAGCGCGGTGCCGAAGGCGGGCAGGTTGGAGATGATGGCGAGCTGGCCGTCCACGCGAACGGAGACTGCGGGCAGTGTTTCCATGGGGGCGGCGACCACGGGGGCGGGCTTTGCCTCGGGGGCCACGTAGGCGACCAGATCGGCCGCAAACTGCTTCCATGCGCCGATCAGCTGCGCACGGCGCTCGGGCACTGACTCATACCAGAGGTGGTGTGTGCCATCCTCCGTGCCATCACTGGTGGTGAACAGAGCGCGATGCGCCCCGCTGACCAGGAGCTGGTGTTCCAGTTGGGCCCAATAGTGCTGGTCGAGCTCGCCAGCCTTCACCTGCTCGACCAGCGAGGCGTTCAGCAGCTTATTCTCCCAGATGACCTCGTCCATCAGGTCGATGCCGTCGAAGCTGGCGAGCAGCTTCATGCCGTCGATTTCAAGCGTACCCACGATCGGTGAAAGCTCAACGCCAGCGATGCGTTCGGCGATGGGGCGGGCCAGGGCTTCCGCTTCGTGCCCGGCATCGAACAGGGCCTGCTTAGCGGGCGTGACCTCTTCCGTCACGCCTGTCGCTTTCTGGTGCAGGAGCGCGTCGCGGGTCGTGTACTTGGAGGCCCCCATGGCGGCGGAGGCTTCGGATGCGCAGAAGTGCTGCGCGCGGGCGGCGTGCCATGCGCTGGACCCTTGAGGGGCGCTTTTCAGTGGTGTCATGATTTCTTCCCGTGGTTTTCGTGAAAGCCGAACTCGGCCTCTGCCTTTTTTCTCGCTGTCGCAGCGGCTTCCAAATCCTTGAAGTAGCCGATGTGGTGCGTTTTGCGGTCGACGCGAATCTGTGCGCTCCAGGCTTTTGCATGCGCAGCCCAAAACACGCCGTTGACTCCCGACGTGTTACGTGAATCGCGGGAGCGGTTCCTTCGGTTCCCCGCCTTCGTGACGAGTCGTAGGTTGTTCAGCGTGTTGTTGCTTGGGTCGTGGTCAATGTGGTCAATTTCCATCCCAGCTGGGATGGGTCCAACGGCCATCTGCCATGCCAGGCGGTGCGCATAGTTGCGCTCGCTATCAATGACGATGTGCACATAACCGTCCGATCGCCGACATCCAGCAACGGCACCCACTCGAGCGCTGCCGCCCTTGCGGTTGCAGAGCCACGTGAACACTCCGGTGGAGGGCTCGTAGCTGAGCATTCGCTTGATACGTTCCATATCCACAGCAATCTCCACTTACTCGGCTTCGAGCGCGAACTTGCGTTGTTCGTAAATCGCGTTCAGCTCGGCCTGCTGCTGTGCGTCCGCCACCTGGGCGATCAGGTCGGCGGCCACGTTCAGGGCGTCCACATCCTTCGCGGCGTTCAACTTGTCGTTCGCCTCGCCGAAGGTGATGGCGGGGCCCGGCTCAGCTGCTGGCGCTGCTGCTTCGCCCTTGGGCTGCACATCGGTGGCCGCCGCGTTCTTCACCGGCTTGAAGCCGCGCAACGTGGCCTTCTGCTCTTCGGTCATCGGCGTGTTGGGGTTGCGCGATTCCGTGAAGGCGATCAGGTCGTCTGCCGTCTTGCGGGCGCCCTGGATGACCTCGCGCCACTTCGGCAGGTTTGCGGCGAACTGCTCGGCGGGGTAGGGGGTGAGCTCCGGCTTCACCTCGTCGGCGGGGCCCATGTCCTTGATGCCTCCGGAGACTTCCAGCTCGTCTGGGGTGTAGACCCCCAAAATGGCGCCCGGCTTGAATGCGCGGGCCCAGTTCTTGACCTGCAGGTACCCCATCTGTTGCTTGGGGTTCGTCTTCCACAGCGGGGAGTTCTTGGTGGTGACGTCCTTGATGGACAGCCACTCGCCCCACTTGATTGCGCCCTTGCCGCGAGGGATCGCGCCGACACGGCACTGCAGCTCGTTCCCGGTGCCCTGGTATTCGTACTCGAACTCGCCCACGATGGCGCCAGTGGACTGCAGCACTGCATTCACCAGCTGCGCCTCGTAGCCGAGCGTGCCGTTCACGATGTGAGTCTTTTGCGCCACCGCGAAGGGCGACATGTTCCACTGCAGCGCTTGCAGCGTGACTGCCATGCAGTCCGCCGGGCTACCTTGCAGGTGACGGGGCACCGTGCTCTTGCCGGAAGCCATGAGCTCTGCCATGCGGAAGGCCTTCTCCATGGTGTCGTTGCTGAGCACCAGGCCTGTGCTGCTGGCGCCGCTGAGGGCAAGCGCGTGTTGTTCGGTGGTTGTAGATGCGGTCATGTGGGTCCTCAGTGGTTCAGGTGTCAGAGAAAGGGCTGATGCACCCACGCCATGTAGAAGGCGAGGGCAGCGGAAGTGGCCAGGAGCCAGGCGGAGAAGGCGAGGCCGGCTTTCATGTTGGGAAGTCGTCGTGTGTACGGCCGTCCAGCAGGCGGCCGGCCTCCTTCTTGCCGACCCGATAGAGGTCTGGCTCATCGTCGATATGGCCGTCATCGGTCGCTAGGTTCAGCGGGCAGATGTGCCAGCCGTCCTCAAGGAGGAAGGCGGTATCCACAGTCCCGCGCTGGCGCTCAACGTTCTCGCCAGGAGTCCACTCGCCCCACTGCTTGAACAGGAAAGGCGTGCAAGCGGCCTCGCACTGGTCGCGCAGGCTGCGGGCCCAGTCGGGGTGCATGGGTCGGGCGCCAGGACCGCTTTCGCCGCCGACGATGACCCAGTCCAGTGCCTCCACCATGTTGGTGCCGTCGCGCACGTCGTGCGGGTCGGCGAACAGACCTTCGAACGACACGGGGCCCAGCAGTGGCTCCATGCTCAGGAAACGCACGCGCGCGGGCACATCCAGCAGCTTGCGGATGTCGCGGTCGGCCTCGGTCTGGTTCACGATGGTCGCGCCCAGCCACACATTGGGCAGCGGCATCATGTCCAGCAACGTCAGGTCGGGGTCGCTGCCGTGGGCCAGTTCGGCGAGCATTCCACGCACGTTCCCGATGCGCTTGGTGAGCAGCAGCCAGTCAAGGTTGGGGGTTTGCTGGATCAGGCTGAACAGGTCGGCGCGCCACTGCGGGTCCACCGCGTTGTCGAACACGTCGGCCAGCGAGGCGCAGAACACCCGCTGGCGGCGGCCGTGCTGGGCCAGGAAGGCGTCGGCCTGGGCGTTCCAGCGCTTGGGCATTGCCCAGTTGGCGGCACTGGTGCGGCGGCGGGGTGCGCCTGGGCCGAAGTTGATGGCTGTGCCGCCGCCGAAGCGGGCGTTGCGTGCCTCGGCGTAGCAGTTTTTGCAACCCGGGCTAGTCTCCTGGCAGCCTTCCCAGGGGTTAAAGGTGTGGTCGCACCATTCGATCTTGGTGTTTGCGCTCATGGCTGCACTCCCCGTGCCACCAGCCCAGCAGCCGCTGCGGCGCGTGCACGGCGCTCTGGCGTCCACAGGTCAGGCCGCTCGGCTTGGGCCTGGGCGAGCGCATCGCGCAAGCTGGCGGCCGTGGCTTCTTCAGCCTGCATGTCGGATGGGGCACCGTCCAAGTAATGGCCGCAGCCCAGGGCGAGCACGACCGCCAGGACGGCAGCGGCGAATTTGATGTTTTCAAGTGGGGGCATCACAGCACCTCGCCTTGTTCAAGAGATTCGGAATCCAGCGCAGCGCCGACAGCGGCTGCCTCAGCTGGGATGTGCTGGCGGTGGCTCAATGGCGACTTCACGATGTCGGACCAATGCGCGCAGGACTCCAGCGTCTCCGTGGGCGTGTCACCAGCAGCGTTCCAGCAGGCCGCCAGACGGCGGGCGATGTTTGCGAAGTGCTGGCTGAGAACAGCGACGGTTCGCCCATCGGCGGTACGCAGTTCGATCTCCGCGTATTGCGAGAACACATGCAGGGTCGGCATGACCGGCGCCACGTTCTCAGCCTTGATGCCAGCGGCGTGCGCCGTCATGGCGGCGATGTCGCGGGGGGTGAGGGGGGTGTTCATGCGGCCTCCAGTGCATGGATCTGAGCGCGCAGTTCTTGAATCTGGGCGTCGCGCTCGGCCAATTGGGTCTGCAGGGATTCGACTTCTGCTTGTGCAGCGTCGCGCTCTTCGCGGGCCTCATTGCGCTCGTTCAGCGCTTCAATGAATGCGTCGCGGAGAGTGGTTGTCTGCACTTTCACGCTGGTCACCAGGACATCCAAGTGCATTCGGATGTCGCTCTCGACCGCGCTTGCAAAGGCGCTGGCAGCTCCGTCAACTGCAGGGCACGTTTCGCGCACTCGCGCCAACGATTCACGAAGTGCCTTCACGACAACACCCCCGTGTTCTGCAGGTACTGCTGCTGATCACGCAGGGCGCGCAGCAGGCGAGGGTCTTGGGCTTCGGCCTGCTGGACCGCTGCCCAGTCTTCGGCGCGGGCGGCCTGGAGCGGGTCTACCGGCTCCTTTGGAGCCCAGGGCGCCACGAACGGGCGCATCGTCGGGTGAATGTTCTGCATGGTCTCTCCTTGTTGATCGGAGAGAGAGCAGGTAGGTGTGGGCCGGACGGCCATTCCCGGCTATGGCACTGTCTGACGTGCCCCACAAGCCATGCCTCCCGCGCTTTCGCGCCGCCTGGGGCATGGACTCCAAATCTTCCCCGGGTATCGACTCCCGGCTTCTCGGCTGTCTTGCGACCCCGTTGCAGGTTTCCCGTGCTTCGTCGCCGCCACACCTATCTGCTCTCTCCACCGCACCGGCCCGGGGTTGGGTGGTGCGTTGGGATGTACTGTAAGCGTAGCGCTTAATAAAGTCAAGCGTGGCGCTTCATATATTTAGGCGTGGCGCTAAACTGTATCCCGGGCCTAGCCTGGGCGGGGCGACAAAAAAACCGCCTCATGGGCGGTTTTGGGTTTGTGCTGTGGCGGTCTTAGCTGTTCGTTTCGACCACCGGCGTAAGTGCGTGAGTGGACTTGAGCAGTGCAATCGCTCTCAAGCAATCAGCTTTGTTCACGTAAGCCTCGCCGCTGGCAACGGTCTCTCCGTTGTTCGCAACAAAGCGCCAACGCCAGCTTCCTCTTTCGCCGGAAGCCGCAGCCAGCAGGCCTTTCGGACCAGTGTTGTAGTACTCGAATTTCATAGGAGCCCTTCATGAAAGAACACATTCGCGGGTGGAACGCCCAGACACTTTATGCCCTTGAATACGAGCATGACGGCTTGAAGTGGGCGCTGAACTTCTATGCCGTTGACGATAACGACGCGCAGAAAAAGGTGAAGAGCATCAAGCAAAGTCTGAAGCTGCTTGGCCCTTCTGCTGGGTTCATCCCTGCTGGCGAAGGCATGGGTGAAGTTAGCGGGCCTTCCGGCATTCCCTCACATCCACCAGCGTTTTGAAGCGGTGGTCCTCTCGCGTGATCCACTGCATGTTGCTTGGCCTATCTGGACCTCCAGCGCACAGCGCAATCACATGATCGACGTGCCAGCCCGGGCAGGCGCCGCGCGTGCGGCCCGTGGCGGGGCAGGGGTGCTCAGCGCGGAACGCGCGCACCTGGGCGCGGTCTCGCTCGATTCGAGCATGCGCAGGGACCAGCGCCACGCTCAGAACGACGGATGCAGCAACAGTGCCGAGGCTACGCGGCCAGGCGCTCACGATCTGAGACATGCGCCGCAGCGGTCGTCGGGTCTGGGAGCAGCCGAGCCCGAACGGCGCTTCTGTCAGCCATTGCCTCGATCTGGTACACGATGCGCTGCTGAATGGCATTGTTGCGGTCGCCCACCATCACAAGTTCGAAGGCCTGGGGACGCTCTTCATCGAGCAGCCCAAGGCTCTTCTTAGGCTTGTGGACAAATTTACGGAGTAACTCCAATTCGTAGATCTTGCCAAGGGCGCGCTCCGTGTTCATCTCCCCGTGGCGCGGGCTGCGTACGATCTGGATGAAGTAGCACGCAAAGTTCTGACCGAGGAAGTCGACCCGCATCGGCGCCGCTCCTGCGCCTACGGTCAGCACCCGGTTGAAACGCTTCTCCAGGTGCCGCGCATTGGCATCGCGCTTCACCGCGCCGCGGACTCGCTCCACGATGTTGGTTGCACGAGAAATTTCCGTGATCTCGTACCCATGGAGGAGGGTATTCAATGTGCTGTGGTGGTCGTTGATCTGGGCGATTGCCGACGCGGCATCCTTAGCGGTGAACTCGCTCAGGCGCGCGATCTTGGCACCTTCAAAGGGGGGCACCCATCCCTCGGCGCTCCCAGTGGATCGCCAATGCATGGCCAACGACTCGCAGAGCACATTGGCGATCTCGAACAGCGCCACTCCAGGCTCACCGAAGGCATGTGAAAGCTTGCGCTTGTCCAGCGCGCAGCCAGTGACGACATCCCCGCCGTCTGTGCGCAAGACGACGCCGGCGCACAGCTTCTCAATAGAGACCAGTTTTGGGGAGAACTCGATGACCGCCCGTTGGCCGGAGACACGCCCGCTCCTGGCGGAGATCGCGTGAATCAAGGGAGTAACTGAGGGTGGCCCAGACGGGTGCATAGCAGACGGTGCGTGAGGGTGAGTCGTTGGGTGACGAAGTCTAGCAATTCCGCCTTCTGTTCGGCTGTCTGCCAGTGATCGATGTCAGCACACGTAGCAGCCTCCTGAATGTCGACTTGAAAGGCTGTTTTGGAAAGCCACGACTGGGCCGCCTCCAAATGAACAGCGCACTCAGCGGGGGTGCACTTGGCAAGGATGTCCCCTAGGACGTTGGAACTCGGATCTTCGATCAGTTCGGACAGCCCGAACAGGCCGCGTGCTTTGCCATGGAAGGCCTCTGCGTGGTCGATGATCCACAGCACATTTGCCACGAAGAGGATGTTGCTGAGGTTCCGGTCTCTGTTTGCCATCCACTCGTCGAAGGTGGCCACTGGAATCATATGCTCCCACTTCATGAGCATTGCCCGCATCGTGGGGCTGTCTCCGCGTAGCAGCTGGCTGAAGGTTTGCCCGCCCACATTCAGGCTGGCGAAGGCAAGGGCAGGTTTCTCTTGGGGGAGCAGGCGAGAGTCGGAAAGCCCCCCCTTGTCAATGCTCACCAGAAAAGGCTCGGGGACAGGGAGGCCCAAGGAGCGGCCGATCACCGCACACATCAGTTCTGCGACCACGGGCATGGGGTTGGCAATGCGAACATAAACGCCGATATCGTCGCTGTCGGCGTCATTCGGGTCGTAAGCGCTGCCCAGCCAGAGCTCGTCGTCCTTGCTTTCCTCACGCGCGCGCTCTATGCGTTCGGCACCACGGTTCAACCGCAGCACCCTGACAGGTTTTGGCGCCAGGCCGAAAGTGCTGTCGTTGGCAGAGCCTATTTCTTCTTCGCTTTCAACTGAAAGCGCAGTGCTAGTTGGCTGATCAGATCCCACTCTTCATCCCCCAGTGCATTCTTTTGCGCCAGCATTCGGAGCTGGTCTATTACTTCGCGTGAGCGAGGGCTAGCCGTTTCAGCCCATTCCTGCAGAGCTATGGCTGCGCTTGAAGCTTCTTTCGCAGGACTTGGGTCTGTATCCATCCATCCTGGTGGCTTCCCACAACCACTCTCGAGCTTGCGAGCGAGGGTGGTTCCCATTTCTCGTGGGCGCCCGGTCTTCGAGTCCACCGCACGATTTTTGATCTGGCTCAGATAGACCGCCGAGGTACCTGCCTTCTCCGCAACAGCATCAACTGTCCCCAGTTCCTGCGCCAGCATTTCTAACTTTTCTCGACGGATCTCAGCGACGGTCTTCATTGGAAGTGATTAGAAGCGGAGCGCTTAAAAAGATGAAGAAGCGCGGCGCTTGACTAAAAATAAGCGTTGCGCTTAAGATGGCGCTTATGAAGCTCCATGAATACACCGCGGAACGGGGGCGCAAGTCACAACTTGCAGTCACTCTGGGCGTCCCGGCCCAACTTGTCGGCCAGTGGGCGAACGGTGTGCGCCCAACGCCGATTGATCGCGCTCCAGCAATTGAGCATGCAACTTTGGGCTCCGTTGCCGTCGAGGATCTTTGTCCTGAAGCGAACTGGTCGCGCGTGGCCGATCCGCAGTGGCCGCATCCCAAGGGGCGCCCGTTGCTCGACTTGGCTGCAACGGTGGCAGGGGAGGCGGCATGACCTCCATCCAGCTCTTCCATTTCGATGAGCACACCAGCATCAGTGCGACCCTGATCGACGGCGAGCCTTGGTTTGTGGCTATGGAGATTGCCAAGGCGCTGGACTATGGCGATGCCGAGGCCATGACGCGCCGTCTGGACAACGACGAAAAGCAAAACCGACGAATCGTAGGTTTTGGCCCGCGCGGCGTCACCGTCATCAACGAGTCCGGCTTGTACGCAGCAATCCTCGGAAGCCGCAAGCCCGAGGCCAAGCGCTTCCGCAAGTGGGTGACTGGCACGGTGCTGCCCAGCATCCGCAAAACTGGTCAGTACCAAGCTGACTGGCGCCGCGAACGCCACCAATGCGCCGCCAGCTACAAAGTGATGGCCGAGCTGCTGAGGCTCTCGCGCGCAGACCATGGCAAGTCCACCGCGCGCCACCACTACAGCAATGAAGCACGCCTCATCAACTATGTGCTGTGCGGCGAATTCAAGGGCTTGGAGCGCGACACGCTGCCACAGAGCGACCTGTCTCTGCTCGCTCATCTGGAGGAACGCAACGGCATCTTGATCGCCCGCGACGTTCCCTATGAGTCGCGTAAGCCCATGTTGGTGCAGTACGCAATGGACTGGCGTCTTGCCCATGGCTGTGCGTTGCCCGCCACCGCAGCCGAGCCCGCCAAGGCAGAAGGCTGAGCCATGCCAGCCACCCTGGGCTGCCGCGCGCCGCGCCGCCTTCTCAGCCAGCCAGCCGTCCCAGTCCGGCTCCCAACCCCGTTTTCCTCCCCCGTGCTCTCTCAGTCCTGCACGGGCTTTCCCGTCGGCGCCGCTGGCGTCGGCGGGCTTTTCTTCACCTCTGCTCAGCGCATCGGTGCTGGGCGTTTCTCGATTCGTGTTCATGGCGCCGATTGTTCGGCCCGCCATTGATAACCAGTGATACCCGGAGATAACACATGCCATCAAGCGTTATCAGTGCCTCCAAAGACCAGCTGACGCTGAACTTTGAGCCAGGCCTTGCTGAGCGCTACGGCTCCCTGCGTGAGTGCATCGCCACCGGCGTGTACCAGCGCGGCCTGAAGCGCGTAGCCATCGACCTGGACCAAGCGCCCAGCAACCTGTCCGTGCAGCTGTCGGAAGACCCGAGCCGCAATTTCAGCGTGGATGCCCTTGAGCGCTACATCGAGAAGACCGGCGACACAGCGCCCGTGATGTACCTGATTGAGCGCTTTCTGGCCGCCGATGCCCGCAACGACAGCAGCAAGAAGCTGCAGGCCATGCGGGCAAAGATGGCCGAAATGATGCGCGAGATGGAAGGGCTGGGTGCCGCATGACCACCTCCAAAGTCCCCAACGCTTTTGAATCGGTCCGCCCTCGTGGACCAGATTTGGACATCCCCGCAGCGTGCCCGCGCCGCACCAATCGCAGCGCCGCTCCCTTCGAGGGCAACGTTCAGCGCGCGCTGGATGTCAACGGCCGGCCCACGGTCAGCATCGCGCCGCGCGTGCTGGGCTCTATCACCCTTGAAAACCGCGAGCGCGGCCAAGCAAGCGCTGATCGCCGCGCTGCGATCAGCAAGGGAGGGACCAAGTAATGGCCCATATCCGCTTGCTGACCGACGACGACATCAAGGCCGCAGCCCGCGCTGCAGCCGAGCAGCACATTCCTGTCCGAGAGGCCAATGACTACTGCATCGGCTCGAAGAACTGGGACACCTTCAACGAGGCGTACCGGGAGCGCGAGGCTGAATTGCACTTGGCGCGGCACGTGGAAGAGGTGGCAGCTTGACCAAGCTCACGAAGCAACAGTCCAAGCTGCACCTGCAGGCCATGGACTTGGTGCACAGCGACAAGTCGCTGACCTGGGAAGAGCGCAAGTTCATCCTGGACAACTACTTTGAGGCACAAGGCCAGCTCAATGCTCTGGCGGGTGCTTTTTTCACACCCTTCGACCTGGCGCGCGACCTGTCCATCGAGGTTGATTACGCGCGGGGCGCCGATTGCTCCATCGTTGATCTGTGCGCCGGCATCGGCATGCTGTCCTTCGCCTGCGAGTACCGCGGCATGGACATCACCTGCGTCGAGTTCTGCCACGAGTACGTGGTGGTGGGCAAGCGCGTGATGCCATCCGCTCACTGGATCGAATCCGACGTGTTCAAGGCCGACTTGGGCCGCTACACCTTCGCGATCAGCAATCCCCCCTTCGGCGCCATCAAAGGCGACGAGTTCAAGGGGCGCTACACCGGTGGCCAGTTTGAATACAAGGTGATCGAGCTCGCCTCGCGTGTGGCCGAGTACGGCGTGTTCATCCTGCCGCAGATGTCGGCGCCGTTCCGCTATTCGGGCGCGCAGTGCTACCGCCAGGAAGAGACCGACAAGTGCCGCAAGTTCTGGCAACAGACCGGCATCGACATGCAGCCGAGCTGTGGCATCGACACCTCCATTTACGTCAGCGAGTGGAAGGGCGTTAGCCCGATCTGCGAGGTGGTGTGCTGCGACTTCTCTGAACTGCCGGCGCTCCAGGCCGAAATGGACGCATGGAGCGAGTCCGAACGGACGTGGAATGCCTCGGCTGTCCATTCCGCACAGGCACCGCAAGGCGGCCTCTTCGCCGATACCGAATTCGCTGTGAGCGCCCAGGCGCCCAAGACGCGACGCCAACGGCTGGACCGCAAAGCGGCGGTCGAGCGCAAAGCAAGGATGGCTTTATGAACACCACCCTCACGTCGGCCCTGGTGCTCGATCCAGGGCAACCCGCGCCCCACGTGGCGCCCGTGCTGGCCGTTGACTTCGGCCGCGACGCGATGCCGCTGTCCGCAGTCGACCAAGAGCGCGAATGGCTGATCCAGGTCGAAGGCCTGATGCTGCAGGTCGAGATGTCGGTGTGGTCTCGCACCGGCAACTTCGACGCGCATGCATCGGCAACGCGGCACCAAGCGCGCATGGTCGAGCTGATCAAGGGCCGCTCTCCGGCTGTGGTGGCGCGGCTGGAAGCGGAGAGGGGTCTGTCTCATGGCTGAGTCCTGGATTCGCATGCGTGGCAGCCTACCCACCAACCCAAGGGTCATCGCCATGGCTCGCGCGTTGCTGGCCGATCCCGATTTTCTGGACTGGTATGGCCACACCGACGTCACACCCGAATCGTCACGCGCCGTCACGCTGCGTCACGTGACGGTCGTGACGCGCGTCACGGTCGGGGCTCTGGTTCCGTTGTGGGCGATGGTCAACGAGTGCGCTGCAGAAGACGGAATCCTGCACAAAACAACGTTGTTCGAGGTCGACGCGATGGCAGGCGTGCCCGGCTTCGGACACGCAATGGAGACCGTAGGCTGGCTGGTGGAGACCGAAGACGGGGTTTGCTTCCCCAACTTTCACGAGCACAACACCGTGAAGGAAAGCCGTTCCACCAAGGCAAAGACCCAGGCCGAGCGCGCCAAAGAGTACCGGGAACGCCTTAAAGCGGAATCCGCAACGTCGTCACAAGCCCCGTCACGTGACGCCGTCACAGAAAAACGTGACGCGTCACGTGACGGCGTCACCACAGATAAGAGAAGAGAAGAGAAGAGTAATAACCCCTCTTCACTTCGTTCAGAGGGGGGCGTCGACGCGCCGCCACCCCCTCCCGCTCCTGCAAAGCGCACGGCTCGCGAGTTGATCACCCTGGCGACGTACCTTGCCAACTGCCGGGAGCAGCATGTCAAGGCCGTTCCCGACGATCACGCCATCCGCGCCTGGGCGGCCGATGCCGGGATCACCGAGGAGATGCTGCAGATCGCCTGGGTGGCGTTCAAGGAGCGCTACACCGAGGACCCGCAGTACCGCGGCAAAAAGTACAAGGACTGGGCCGCCACCTTCGCGAACAGCGTGAAGGACAGCTGGTTTGGCCTGTGGCACGTGTCGCCTGAGAACGGCGTGCAGTGGTCGTCGAAGGGCCTGCAGCGCAAGCAGGTGCTCGAAACGCGCCAGGCGCAGCGCCAGCAGCAGGAGGAGGCCAGCCATGCACCCGCATGACCTCGACGCCAGCGTGCTGCCCTGGTCTCCGGAAGCCGAATCTGCGGTCCTCGGTGCCTTGATGCTGAACCCTGCCGTGTGGGATGCCGTGGGCGACCTGCTGGAGCCGAAGCACTTCTTCGCCCAGGCCAACGGCCGGATCTACTCCGCGATCGGCGCCTTGGTCATCGCTGGCAAGCCCTGCGACGTGGTGAGCGTGCTGGTCCACCTGCAGGCCACCGGCCAGGCGGAAGACGTGACGCTGGCCAGCTTGAACGACATCGCGCAGACGGCGCTCAGCGTTGGCAGCGCGAGGCGCTATGCCGAAGTGATCGCCGAGCGGGCGCTGATGCGCGGGCTCATGGAGGCCGCCAACGATGTGCGCGACATCGCGGTGGAGCCGGGGCTGTCGGTGGGCGAGCGCCTGGACAAGGCCCAGGCCAAGCTGCAGGCCGTGGCTATCAACCGCGGTGCGCAGCTGCCGGTTCCCGTGGGCGACATGGCCCTGGACCTGAGCCAACGGGTCGAGGCATTGCATCGCGGCGACATCGAGCCCGGCATTTCCTGCGGCATCCCCAGCATCAACAAGCGGCTCAACGGTGGCTTCCGACCCGGCAAGCTGATCATCCTGGCGGCACGGCCTGCCGTGGGCAAATCGTCGCTGGCCATGCAGTTCTGCATCAACCTCGCACAGGCCGGCCACGGCGCCGCGTTCCTCTCGCTCGAGATGCCCAAGGCGGACCTGATGGACCGCATCGGCAGCAACGTGGGCCAGATCCTCCTGGACAACATCATCACCGGCCATCTGAGGGACTGCGAGTGGTCGCGCCTCACCGAGGCCGTGGACCGGCTGCAACAGCTGCCGCTGTACCTGGATGACCAGCCAGCGCTGACGCTGACCGACATCTCCGCCAAGGCCCGCGCGCTGGTGCGCCAGCACGGCATCAAGTTGCTGGTCCTGGACTACATCCAGCTCTGCGGCTCCCGCAAGACCCAGGACAAGCGCCACCACCAGATCGAGGAAATCAGCCGCGGGCTGAAGACCTTGGCCAAGCAGCTCGGCATCACCGTGCTGGCGCTGAGCCAGCTCAGCCGAGGCCTGGAAGCGCGCATCGGCGGCAAGCCGCAGCTCTCCGACCTGAAGGAGTCCGGCGCCATCGAAGAAGACGCTGACGTCGTGATGTTGCTGAGCCTGAACCACATCAGCGACTTCGGCGGCAAGGTCGTCGAAGCCGATTTCGCCAAGAACCGCCAGGGCCGCATCGGCAGCGCCGCGCTGGCGTTCGACGGCGGATTCCAGCAATGGACGGACAGCGGCGAGCCGCTGAGCCGCGCCAGCCCAGGCAAGGGCCGCTCCATGGCCGCCCACGCACCCGCCGAAGAGTTTTGACACCCAACCACCAACCCCAACCACCGAGAGGACCTGACCGATGACCACCCAGAAATCCGAATTCGCCTTCCGCACCCCCACGGACGTCACACTCTCGCACGTCAACTTCCGCAAGGAGTTGCACGGCGACGATCACCGCCAAGCGGTCGACCTGAATATGTCGGTCGACGTGCCCAACAGCACGCTGGACATCATCGTGCCCGGCCTGCGCGAGGCGCTGTACTGCAACAACGACGCCGCCAACGGCCAGGTCGAGATCGCCGACCTGCCGGAGACGCTGCCGAACCTGAAATTCCCGCGCCTCAACGGCGGCAAGTTCGCTCTGGACGACAAGAAGGCCAAGCTGGCGGGATACGAGCTCGAAGTCGAATACGGCCTCAACGACGAGCGCAGCAAGATGGTCTTCGACTGCGTGAAGGTCGTGAAGCGCGTGATCGAGACGAAGGAGGGCGGCACGGTGCACCTGAGCTGGCAGTGCCAGTACATGGGCGACCGCCTGGACCAGGAAACCTGCGGCAAGCTGGCGCTGCTGGAGCAGGACCTGATCGCCATCCGCCTGATCCCGCCCGCCGTGGAGCAGGTCGAGGAATCGGCCGAGCCGATGGAGAACCCCATGCCCTTCGACGCCGATGAGCCCCAGAAGCTCACGGCTGAGGATCTGTTCGTCCAAGGCGGCAATGCCGACAGCGACGCCCAGGCGCAGGACGCGGCCCTCGAATCGGACGCCCGCTGATCATGGTCACGTTCGAAATTCCCGGCGACCCCGTCGCCAAGGCCCGCCCCCGGGCCGCCATGGTGGGCGGCCACGCCCGCCTCTACACGCCAGCCAAGACCGAGAAGTACGAGGCCCGCGTCGCGATCTTCGGCCAGCAGGCCATGGCCGGCCGCCCGCCGCTGGAGGGCGCTGTGGCCCTCACGGTGCACGCCTTCTTTCCGATCCCGCCGAGCTGGCCGAAGAAGCGCCAGGCCGCCGCGCGCGCCGGCACCGAGTTGCACACCAAAAAGCCGGACCTCGACAACGTGGTGAAGGCCATCAAGGACGGCCTGAACGGCATCACCTGGGTGGACGACAGCCAAGTGGCTGTGTACCGGGAATGCCGCAAGGGTTTCAGCGACACGCCGCGCGTGCTGGTGGTCATTGAGCCGGCGCAGTTGATGTGTGAAGGGCAGGGGAACCTGCTGGAGCCCACCGAAGCATGACCCTGATCCTCGTCCCCCCCGGCCGCGGCAAGTGGCGCACTACCACCGTCCGTATTGACGGCGAGCGGACTGCGCCTCTGTTCTTCCGGGTGGGGCAGCGGATCGAGTTGGGCGGTGTCCTTTTCAGAATTTCCAAGGTGCTTGCATGAAAGTCATTTTTCTTGACATTGACGGCGTGCTGAACAGCCATCGGAGCGCGGTGGCGTACGGCGGCCTGCCGCATCACGCGGCCGATCACCGAGGCCGTTTCGACGAGATCGCGGTCCGCTTGGTGCGCGGCATCGCGGCACGCGCTGGCGCCCAGGTGGTGCTCTCCAGTTCCTGGCGCGCTGATCCTGAATGGCGCGAGATCGGCAACGCCTTGGGCATTCCGTTGCTCGATCGGACGCCGCAGATGCTGGGGCCGCGTGGCAAGGAGATTGCGGCTTGGCTGGAAGCGCACCCAAAGGTGGAGTGCTACGCCATCCTGGACGACGACCCGGACATGCTGCCCGAGCAGTTGCCGTACTTCGTCCAGACCTCCTACAACGACGGGTTGACCTGGGCGTGCGCGGAGAAGCTGGCGCAGCTGATGGGCACCAAGATTTGGGACGTGAACCACCCGGGCCAGCGCCAGGCCGTGCCAACGTTCAACTTGGACTGGGAGGGGTCCGCAGCATGACCAAACCCGCATCCATCATGCTCGTGAAGCGCCACCCCCTGGACGGCTTCAGCGAGTTCGAGCGGTCGATCATCCGCCGCTTCCTGTTCGACTGCTTCCGTGGAGCCGACGAGCAGAACGAAGGCCGCTGGCGCCGCCTGTGGTCCCGTTTCTGGAACGCCGCACCCGGCCAGCTGTTCCAGCTCGACAACCTGGTGGAGCGCTCCAGCGACTTCCACCGCCGCCACATGGCCATCGAGCAGCGCCTGTTTGATAGCCAGGACGCCTTCTTGAACCTCCCAGCATTGCGCGCGTGGTTGAAGACGGGCGCCGCGTTCGTGAACTGGGAGCATGACGGTAAGGGCGGATTGGTAGCCGTGCCGCGCTCGACCAGCTACGAAAAATGTAGCGACGACGAGATGCGGGAGCTGCACGAAGCCATGCTGGCGTACCTGCGCACCCCGGCCGCACAGGAGAAGCTGTGGGGCCACCTGCCGCCCGCGCGCCGTGGTGCCATGCTGGAGAGCGTGCTGGCTGACCGGGAGAAGGGCGGGCAGGAATGACCCCGCTGCAAATCCAGATGATGCTGCACTTCCACTGCAGCCCGACTCCATTCCCGTACCCCAGCCATGCGGCGAGCGACGCGCTGCATTGGTTCCGGGCAGAGGGGCTGGTTCAGGAGCCGGTCAATGTGGACTGCGTGCGGCTGTCCAAGCGCGGCGAGGCGTATGTGCAGTTCCTGACGATGATGCCGCTGCCGACCGAGACGTGGCATATCCCTGGGCCGTGGAACCCCACCATTCCCGGCGGCAACGTGGGGAGTGTCGAATGAAGCGCACCCCCATAAAGCGCACCGCTTGGCTGCGCGCCGCGCCCACCACGGCCCAGCGCGCTCGCGACCGCGCACCCCGCCGCGAGCCGCGTGACGCAGACCGCGTGCGCGCCACACCCACCGCAGCCCCCGGGGCCTTTCGCGCGCCGCAGCCAATAGCTGCCACGCCCGCCGCCGCGCCCAAGGATGCGCCCATCCGCAGCAAGGCCTACCTCCGCCTGGTGGCCCAGCTCCCCTGCATGCACTGCGGCATCTGGGGTTTCAGCCAGGCCGCCCACGCCAACAGCGGCAAAGGCATGGCCATGAAAGCCTGCGACTTGCAGACCTTCCCCCTCTGCGCGGACCGGCCGGGCCAGCGTGGATGCCACAGCCTTTTCGATCAAGGAGCGCTCTTCGGAAAGGAAGCCCGGCGCCTGATCGAGCAAGCCTGGGTGGCCGACACACAGCGGCAGATCCACGCCATGGGGATCTGGCCGAAAAAGTATCCGTTTCCGCTGGCAGCGCTTGATACGAAAGCGCAAGCAGCTATTAATTCAGGAGTGAACTATGAAAGCAGAAATTGAAAAGGGCTTACTGGTATTGAAGCCCGCAAACCCAACGGAGGAATACGCGCTGCGGATGTTTTTAGAGCAGAAGCAGACACCTGCCCTGGACGGGAGCCCCGCAGTTCATATCGATCACTTCTACATAGAGGAATGCGATGACTGAGTTCACGGAGACCGAGCTCGTCTCACTTGCGGAACAGGCGGGCTTCGATTGGGAGTCGTTTGGTTTGCGCGACCGACTTTGCTTCAGGGACTTCGCCGCTCTGGTGGCTGAGAAGGCTGCGACAAAGGAGCGGGCCGCAATGGCTACTGCGGCCTCCATTGCAGACGTCCGCGTCTCAGGCAAGAAGGGAGGCGTATGAGGAACAGTCAAGAGGTGGAAGCATGAGCCACTTTGAACAGTCTTTTCCAGCAGCGCAGATTGCCAGAGAGCTTGGAATTCAGGTGCCCACCGAGGATGTGCCCAAGCTGGTTTCGGCCCTCCATCGGGCGTATGCAGCTGGGCTGCGTGATGGCACCGATGCGGAGCGGGAGGAGTGTGCGCAGGTGTGTGACAGCGTCCGGGCTCAGTGGTCATTCCACATGGTTGCCCCATCCGCTGCCGCCCAGTGCGCCGACGCCATCCGCGCCAGAGGCCAGAAGGAGGGCGCATGACCGCCGGCCGCCCCATCGGAGACCGCATCCGCGAAGTGCTCACCATTGCCGAGAGCATGGGCGGAGCCACCGCTCCCCAGATCCGCCCCCACATGGAAGGTGGAGTCGAGAAGAGCAACGCCGCAAAGTACTGCAGTCGCGCCGTGGGTCTGCGCCTCATGACCGTGGACCGCACGCAGCGCCCCATGGTCTACAGGCCCGTCGAAGGCTGGAGGGACAAGATCCAAGAGCGACCGGTGCACGTCCCGCGCCCCGCTGCGCCGCGGCCACCTGCTCCGGTGTACACGCCGACCGAATCGGTGGCCATGGCCCTTCGCACGCAGCCCAACAGCGTCTTCGCACTGGGAGCACGGCCATGAAGAAGCGCAAGCACCCGGCCGCACGCACGCGGCACTACACGCTGATGCACGAAATCAGCGCCAGCCCCACCGAGCCGCTGCCGGAGGAATGGCGCACGCACCAGCTCACCAACATGTGGGATGGTCTGCGCGACCTGGAGCAGCACCCCAACCCGGACACCAGCGCCTGGCGCGTGTGTTCGGACGCCGTGAACCTGATGGAGACGCTGATCGAGCTCGGAGAGGTGGAGGACGCGCAGGGCCTGCTGATGGATGCCATCACCGCCCTGGCGGAAGCAGGCAAGCGCCACAGGGCTGGCGGACCGCTGCGGCTCTCGGGGACCGGGATGCAGGCCGTGCGAGCCGTGCTGGAGGACTACAGCGAAGTGATAGCGGTCCTCTCCGCCCGAACCATGATCCGCGCCCACCGGAAAACCGAGCAGCGAATTCACGACATCTTGGCAGGCCGCCGCCAGCCGCACGACGTGGAGATCGTCACCGCATGACCTGTCCAGACTGCACCCGCGCCGCAACCGATGCCGTCTGGGCTGGCTACCACGGCAGCTGCCAAGGCTGCAAGGTCCGCGCCCTGGCCAACGGCCCTCAGTTCTGGAGATCTCTGCAGGACCGCCAGCGGACGCCCGGCTACCAAGGGGAACTGGTGGCGGTGTTCGGGGAAGAGGGCGCGGAGGCAGGGCACAAGGCCGTCTTTGCCGAATACCAGCGGCTGAAGAAGCTGCGCGGGGGAACGCCATGACGCCAGAAAAAGGAAAGCCGCCCGAAGGCGGCAATCCCGGTCAAGGACCTGAGCAATCCGAAGTTTACCGGGAGATGATGATGACCGAAACCCTTGACACCATCGAGACCATCGAAGCCCCCCAGCCGAAGCGGCCCATCGGCCCCATCGTCTGGGAAACCATCCTGCAGATGGCGAACGACGGCCGTCTGATCACCCGCCGGAACCTTAGAGAGGTCACGGGCCTGAGCTACGAGCAGATCGACGAGTGCGTGAAGCGCCTGGAGGATGGCGGCAAGGTCATCAAGGCCGGGGGCGGGCTCATCGAGGTGGTGCCCCTGTACCCGCCGGAGCGCGTGCAGAGCCTGACCCCGCTCCCCGATGGCCGGGTGAAGTGGGAAATGGGGGATGTGTATGCCGAGTTCACTCCGACCGAGGTGGACCGGCATGCCATGCTCTTTGCCGGCTTCGCGCGCCGGTTCGATGATCTGGAGATGAGCAACAAGGCGCTGATGCGGACCGCCGAGCTGGCGCTGGAGGTCAAGCAGCTGAAACGGGAAGTCGCGGCGCTGAAGCAGCCGAAGGATGAGAGGCAGATGGATCTGCTGGGGCAACGCCAATGAAGTCTGCACTCCGAAGCATTGCAACCGCCGTTTTCATCCTCCTTGCTCTGGGTGCCGTTGGGTTGGTCGAGGTTCGGGTCCACGTCTCTCCAGGCGAATTCGTGGTTTGCATTGCACCGGTGGGCTCCTGCAAATAGGGAAGCGCGATCCGCAGGAAGACCCGGGCTGCGCGCCTCCGGCTGGGAAGCTGGATCGCTGGGGTGGAGCTGGAAGACCTGTGACGCTGAGTTGGTCGTACTCATTCCGGCGCCAGCCCCGGCACATGCACTGACAGCGGCACCCCGCAGGTGTAGCGCCCTTTGGAGCGCGGCCCCACCACCGGCTCAAGGATCAACCCCGCCGCGTAGGCCTCGCGGATGGCGGTAACAGGGTGGGGTCAGCGGCAAGCTCGGTGACATCCCAAGTGGTCTTCCCGGCGCGGGCGAGGCGGACGATTCGGTTCATGGTGTTCTCTCCTGTGCGGCCTTGCGGAGTGCTGCCGCTGGGGAGACTGTGCGGCAGGAAACCTGAAACGGCTCTGCGGCCCTATTTCGCCCCCCACTAGGGTTCGCCGCATGGCGCCCGGCTCGGAACACTCCGGGCTATGGCGAAACATGGCCCGCAACAGGAAGCGCAAAACCCGACGCAAGAGACCCCGAAGCGCAACAAGCAGCCCGGGGAGAAGCCCCGTGGGCGGCACAAAGTGGACTGGGAAGCCGTCGAGCGCGACTACCGAACCGGCCATTTCACGCTCCGAGAGCTTGAAGCGAAACACGGCGTTTCGTATGCCCAGATCAGCCGGAAGTCCAAGGAGCACGCTTGGAGCAAGGACCTTCGCGAGGTAATCAAGCAGGCCACTGACGCAGCTTTGTTGCGCGAAACGGTAATCGAAGCGCAAAAGGATGTAACGGAAACGGTCCTTGTTGCGGCAGAGATGAACACCAGGGTCATCCGGGCACACCGGAAAGACCTCTCCGAGGCCCGCGCAGTTGCCGCTGGAATGCTTGCCGAACTCCAGGCCGCGACACCGACGGAACAGGAGGCGATGGCGAAGGTTCTCGCTGGGCCGCACGCTGAGCCCGCTGACCTGGCCGCTGCCAAAGCCCGTGTTCAGCGAGCGCTGTCCCTGGGTGTGCGGATCTCCTGCATCAAACAGCTGTCCGACACCTTCGACAAGCTTCAGGTGGCGGAGCGCCGGGCGTTCGGTTTGGACGACAAGGCGGAGCGACAGCCCAGCACCCTGGCAGACATGGCGACCGACGAGCTCAAGCGCATGCGGGAGGCGCTGCTCAATGGTGGCTGACCTGAACCCAGCCCTGCGCCAAGCCATGTTGGACGAGATCGACAAGGCGCTGTCGCGCCGCAAGATCGATGACATGTACCCGGAGACGGGGCCGCTACGGCGCGAGCTCTACCCCAAGCACATGGAATTCTTCGAGGCCGGGGCGAAATACCGGGAGCGGTGCGCGATGGCCGCCAACCGTGTCGGCAAGACCGAGGGCATGGGCGGGTACGAGACGGCGCTGCACCTCACCGGCCGCTACCCGGATTGGTGGCAGGGCCGGCGGTTCGAACATCCGGTTCAGTTCTGGGCGGCTGGCAAGACCAATGAAACGACGCGGGACATCGTGCAGCGCAAGCTGTTCGGCCCCGTGCGCGGCACTGGCCCAGAGAAGCACTTCGCGGGCACTGGCCTGATCTACGGGGACTCGATCGGGAAGATCGCATGGAAGCAGGGCGTCTCCGACTTGGCTGACACGGTGCTGGTCCAGCATGTCTCCGGCAAATGGTCGGAGCTGGGGTTGAAGTCCTACCAGCAAGGGAGGGGTAGCTTCGAGGGCACGGAGCGACACGGCATATGGCTGGACGAGGAGCCGCCCCTGGAGATCTACAGCGAGTGCCTGATCCGCACCGCCACCACCAACGGGATCGTCTACATCACCTTCACGCCGCTGGAGGGCACGTCGGGCACAGTGCTGATGTTCCTTGAGCCCGAGTCCAAAGAGGAGGCCGCCTGATGCCAGCGGTCACCGCAACGCGCTACTTGGTTACCGCCGGCTGGGACGATGTGCCCCACCTGGACGCCAAGACCAAGAAGGAGCTGTGGGACAGCTCGCCGCCGCATGAGCGTGAAGCCCGGGCGAAGGGCATTCCCACGCTCGGCAGCGGCCGCATCTTCCCCATCGAGGAGGATGCGATCAAGGTTGCCCCGTTCCCCATCCCCGCGCACTGGGCGCGCATCAACGGTATCGACTTCGGTTGGGACCACCCGACGGCGGGTGTGCAGTTGGCCTGGGACCGCGACAACGACTGCATCTACGTCGTCCAAGCACACCGCCGCAGCCAGGCGGTGCCCGTGATTCACGCCACCACCATGAAGGCCTGGGGCGTCTGGGTGCCGACGGCGTGGCCGCACGACGGAGAACAGCACGACAAAGGCTCTGGCGAGCAGTTGGCCAAGCAATACGCTGCGGCGGGCCTGCTGATGCTCAAAGACCGCGCGACCTTCGAAGACGGCTCCAATGGGGTTGAGGCCGGCCTGATGGAGATGCTGGAGCGCATGCAGACTGGCCGCTGGAAAGTGTTCTCCCACCTCGGCGACTGGTTCCAAGAGTTCAAGCTGTACCACCGCAAGGACGGCAAGGTGGTCAAGAAGCTGGACGACCTGATGAGCGCGAGCCGATACGCGCTGATGATGAAGCGCAAGGCCATCACCCGCCCAGCACCGCCCCGCCAGACCGGCGGCGGCTGGGCTCCACTGGATAGAGAAGTAGGGTACTGACATGCACGCCACCGAACTGCAAGGGGGCGGCATGCCCCAGGCCAAAGAATCCGGCGAACCACTGCGCGACATCCGCGGCGAGTTCGTTCTGACGCTCCTTTCCAAGCGCCGCGAGGCCATTGCGGGCCGTGCTGGCTCTGGCATCGAGGAGGAATGGACCGAGGATGAAGAGCACTACCAAGGCATCGACGATGCGAACCGTGCCTTCCAGAACGCCAACCAGCTCTATCGCAGCCGCAAGTCCGCGCTGATCGGCACGCCGGCCAAAGAACAGGGGCCGTCGCGGTCTGTGGTCTTCCTGAACATCACGCGGCCCTATGTGGACGCAGCCAGCGCACGGGTAGCCGATATGCTGCTGCCGACCGACGACAGGGCCTGGGAGATCAAGCCGACGCCCCTCCCCGAACTGAGCCCCGCGCAGTTGACCAAGCTCGCACAGGCCATGGGGATGCAGCATCCCGTGGAGGCGCGCTACGCCATTGAGGAGAAGCAGGCGCAGGCGCAGGAGGCGGCCGAGCGGCTGCAGCGCGCCATCGAAGATCCTCTGGTCGAGAGCAACTGGCACGGCGAGGTGCGCCAAGTCATCGAAGACTCGGCCCGGATCGGCTCGGGTGTGTTGAAGGGGCCGTTTCCGGTACAGCGCACTGCGCGGATGACGCGCAAAGACCCCGTGACCGGCCTGACCGAGTTCATCAAGATCGACGACATCAAGCCAGGCTCCAAGCGCATCGACTGCTGGAACTTCTTCCCGGACCCAGCGTGCGGCGAGAACATCCACAACGGAAGCTACACCTGGGAGCGCGAGTTCATCGGCCGCCGCCAACTCAAGGAGATGCTGGCAGACGAGAGCTACGACCAGGCCGAACTCCTGGCCGTGCTGCGCGAGGGCCCTGCCCGCACCCGCGAAGGCACCGAAGCCGTCTACCGCGCCAGCGACGACGAGTTCGAGATGTGGATCTTCTACGGCCACGCCGCCCGCGAGTACCTGGCGCGCTTCGGTGTGGAGCTGGAAGAGGGCGATGAAGACCGGATGCCCACCATGGCGGTGATGATCAACGACCGCCTGGTGAAGGTAGTGCTCAGCCCGCAGGAAGACGGCCAGTTCCCGTACGACGTGCTGGCGTGGCAGCGCCGCCCCGGCATGCCATGGGGGGTTGGCATCGCCCGCCAAATCCGCACTGTGCAGCGCATGCTCAACGGCGCCACGCGCGCCATGATGGACAACAGCGGTTTATCGGCCGCCCCCCAAGTCGTGATTGGCAATGGGATCACGCCGCAAGACGGACACTGGACGCTACGGCCCGGAAAACTCTGGCGCGCGGAGGCCGGTTCGGATGTTACCGATGTGACCAAGGCTTTCGCCAGCTTCACTGTTTCCAGTGTCCAGAACGAGTTGATGAACATCATCAACTTCGCCATGAAGATGGCCGAGGACACCACCGGCATGCCCGCCATGCTGCAGGGCATCCGCGGCGATGCACCCAACACCCTGGGCGGCATGCAGATGCAGAACAACAACGCGACCAGCGTCCTGCGCCGCCTGGCCAAGCGGTTCGACGACTACATGACCCGCCCGCACATCCAGCGGTATTTCGACTGGATGATGAGCTACAGCGACGACGAGAGCATCAAGGGCGACTTCGAGATCGACGTGCGCGCATCTTCTGCCCTGGTGGAGCGCGACGCCCAGCAGCAATTCCTGATGTCGCTGCTGCAGGTCGCCAAGGACCCGGCGTACGAGCTTGATCCAGCAAAACTGGCTGCCGAGCTGTGCAAGGGCCAGCGCCTGGACCCCAAGCGCTTCCAGCTTTCCGACGAGCAGAAGGCGCAGCGCCAGCAGGTCGCTCCGGATCCGGTGGCAGTGGCGAAGGCCAAGCTCCTGGAAGCTCAGGCAAGCAAAGTCGAGTCGGAGAAGTCGAACACGGACATGGAGACCCTCTACAGCGGTGTCCAAACCGGCCAAGTGCTGGCGACGAACCCAGGCGTCGCACCCTTGGCAGACGAGCTCGCCGCATCTGTGGGTGTGGTGGATCGCAACGGCGGGACCATCGTTCCTCAATTGGCCGAGGCCGCTATGACCCAGCCGGAGCCAGTTTCCGTGCCGTCAAACACCGACCCGCTGACGCCTACCAGCCCCGAGCTGGGGGTTCAGGAGGGCATCGAGACACCCGAGGCGGATGGCGTGCGTTGAGCGGCCACCCCCAGTAGGGTTCGCCGGTTTGCTCCCATTCTTGAAAACTGCAGAGCCATGAAGGGCCTCGACCTCAACTCCCCCACGTGGCGTGCTGTGAGTGCGCATGCACAGAAGCAGATCGCCACGCTGCGAGAGAAGAACGACAGCCCGTCAATGGACGCCATTCGCACCGCTGAAACACGCGGCCGGATTGCGGCTTGGAAAGAACTGCTGGCGCTGGAAACCCCGGCCCCGGCGCCTATCGCCGACGTTGGTGGCTACTGACCTCGGCATGCAATCAGGAGTGCATGACGCATGAACGTACGTGAGCAGGAACAGGCAGAAGAGCAGGCAGCTTTCGAGCAGGCCTTCGCCAGCGTCTCCGGAATCCCAGCTTCGCCCACTGTCGCATCGAACGATGCTGCGGCCGGCGACGCGGGTGGAACCGGCACGGCGCCCGAAGGGAACGGCGAAACGCCAGCCAATGCGCCAGAAACCAGCGGCGCGGCACCAGGTGCAACCGAGGCCAGCGGCGAACAAGCGGGCGAAAAGCCTGCTGACTCGCCCGCAGCTGAGGAAGACCCGGTGCTGCTCGACGGCCTCAAGCGCAGCGAGCTGCGGCGCCTGCTCAGCAACGCAGCCGACGTGGACAGCCTGCGCAAGCAGTTGGACAAAGCCCACGGCAGCATCGGTGATCTGAACCGCAGGCTTCAACAAGCCGTGCCAGTCGCCACGCCCGCGCCCCAACAGGTGCGACAGCTGCCACCTGAACTCCAGCAGTTCGAGCAGGACTATCCCGAGTTCGCCGCGTACGTGAAGGCATTGGGGATCACCCCGCAATCTACCCAAGAAGCAGCCCCACCGGCTGAACAGGCGCACACCGAGGCCACGGGTGCGCAGGTTCCAGTGCAGGCCGGGCAAGACGCCTGGGCAGTTGAACTGGCGGTGATGGACCGCGTGCACAAGGGCTGGCGCGAAAAGGTCGTGACGCCCGATTTCAAGCTGTGGCTGGCCCGCCAGCCCGACGATGTCCGAGACACGTATGAAAACACGATGTCGGCGGATGAGTTGGGCGGGATTGTCAGCAAGTACGACACCGAAAGCGCAGCGCGGGAGACGCGCCAGACGCAGGGTCGCAACCGCTTGGAACGGGCGCTGACGCCTTCGGGGAACGCGCCGCGTCCCCAGGCCGCGCCAACCGAAGACGAAGCAATGCGTGCCGCTTTTGCGGCCACCATGGGTCGGCGCTGAGTAGCACGGCCCCAAGGAGAACCAAATGGCTCAATTTTCCAGCACCAGCCCAGCCGCCCGGATCGGCAAGCTGAAGGGCGACATCCTCGCCCACGCCGTGCCCGCCGAAGTCCTGGGCATCACCGGCCAGCAACGTGGCATGCCCAAGAACTCGGGCAAGACCATCGTGCACCGCCGGTATCTGCCCTACGGCGCCGCGGCCACGAACTACAACACCATCAACCGCCCGTCGGCTGATCCTGCCACGCACGAGCTGACCGAGGGCGTCACGCCTACGGCCGACACGTTGGTGCCGCAGGACATCACGGTGACGCTGAAGCAGTACGGCTGCCTCTACCAGCTCACCGACCAGACCGCGGACACCTACGAGGACGACGCGCCTGCCGAAATGAAGCAGCAGTGCGGAGAGCGCATCGCCCTGGTGCGCGAAATGATCCGCTACGGCGTGCTGAAGGCTTGCACGAACGTGTATTACGGCGGCGGCGGCTCCACCCGTGCCAGCGTCAACGCGAAGATCACGCTGTCGCTGCTGCGCAAGGTCAGTCGCAACCTGCAGGCCAACCATGCCAAGCGCATCACGCAGATCCTGGCGCCTTCGGTGGACATCGACACCCAGCCCGTGGAAGCGGCCTACCTGGTGTTCGTCCATTCGGACGCCGAAGCCGATGTACGCGACCTGGTCGGCTTCATCCACGTGTCGGAATACGGCACCCGCAAGCCTGTGAGCCCGCACGAAATCGGCAGTGTGGAGAACTTCCGTTTCATCACGTCGCCGGAGCTGGCTCCCTACCTGGGTGCAGGCGCTGACGTGGGCTCGACCGGGCTGTCCAGCGTGGGCGCTTCCAAGGTGGACGTGTACCCGTTCATCATGGTTGGCGCTGATGCCTGGGGCCAGCTGGCGCTGCGTGGTGGCGATTCGCTCGACCCCACGTACATCCCACCCGGCCAAAAGGACAAGAGCGATCCGCTGGGCCAACGCGGCTACGTCGGCGCCAAGTTCTACATGGCCTGCACCATGCTCAACGAAGGCTGGATGGCCGTCGCTGAAGCGGGCGTGACCGCGCTGTAAGGCTAGACAGAGAAAGGGCTTCGGCCCTTCTCTCGCATTTAACACCCCCCACATCAAGGAGCCATCATGGCCGACAACACCGCGGGCCAGACCCGCATCAACTCCGACAAGCAGGACTCGCCCGCACTTGCCCAGGGCAAGGTGGTTTACGACGCCACCGCCATCACGGCGACTGACTCGACCCGCGTGGAGACCGGCTTCAAGCCGCGCTATGTGCGCTGGGTCAACTTGACCGACCGCGTCGAAGTCGAGTGGTTCGAGGGCATGGATGCCAACAGCTGCCTGAAGACCGTTGCCGCCGGCACCCGCACCCTCGAAACCGGGGCAGGCAACGGGGGCATCACGGTGGACGAGCACGGCTTCCGTGTGCTGCAGAACGCCACCCTGGCCGCCATCCTGGCTTCCAAGACCTGTGTCTACGAAGCCCGCGGCTGATGCCGCATCGCGCCCCGGCACTCGCTGGGGCGCCACATTCCCTCAGGAGATCGAGAACATGAGCCGCAAAACCGAGGTGGACTCCACCAACGAATATCTGGGCACCGAGAACACGATGGAGTTCGGCGTGGTGCAGGAGTTTTCGCCGGAAGTCATCGCCAACCCGGTCACCATGAAAGACGCCGAGCTGGAGGCCTTCATGAACGAGCCTGTGATGGTGACAGTCCAATCGTCCGGCAAGGACAACGAAGCTCCCTATGTGCATGTGGCCGTCAACGGCGTCACGCAGATGTTCCGCCGCGATGTTCCCATTGTGGTGAAGCGCAAGTATGTGGAGCGGTTGGCGCGCGCCAAGGAAACCGGTTACGACCAAGACTTGGACGAACGCAAAGGCGAAGCCATGAACGTTCTGAAGCAGGTCAAGAGCCTGCGCTATCCCTTCATCGTCAACCGTGACGACAACCCGCGCGGGTCCGCCTGGCTGCGCGCTGTATTGGCTTCCTGACCTGATCGACGGCCATGAACCTGGAAGAGCTGATCGCGCTGTATCGGGCCCAGTCCATGGACCAGATCAAGTCCGTGGGTGGTGGGGACAGCGATGTGTTTTGCAAGGACGATCTGCTCACGATCTATGTCAATGAGGCCCAGGAAGAGGCATGCCGGCGCAGCGAACTGCTGCGCGACTCCTCTTCTCCGATGTGCACAGTGGCCATCGCCGCAGATGAAGAAATCGCCACCATCGACCCCAGGATCGTGCGCATCATCCGTGCCCGCGTTGACGGGCAGGACGTGGCTCTGGTGTCGGATGAGGTCATGGACAGCATCTTTCCCGCGTGGCAAGACGACACCAGCCGGAGCCGCCCCACGCATCTAGTGGAGGGTATGACAACCGGTGCGTTGCACCTGTGGCCACGGCCGAAGGACGCCGGGACGATCCGCCTCACGGTCCAGCGCCTGCCGCTCAAGCCGCTGCGCAACGACTTTGACAAGCCGGAGATCCGTCCGGAACTGCATCGCGGACTGGTGGACTGGATGCTGTACCGAGCCTACAGCCGCGAAGACACCGACCTGCACAACGACGGCAAGGCGGCCGTAGCGCTGGCCCGGTTCGAGGCTGAGTTCGGCCGCAAGGCCAGCGGCCGCAATGAGGCATGGGTGCGCAACGGCCAGGGCCTGAACCCCGGCCCCATCGCCTGACAGCGCCCCCAGTAGGGTTCGACGCGCGCCCCGCGCGAAAGGAGACTGCCTGCATTGATCCGAAAGGCCATCCATGCAAGGCTTCCAGCCCCCGGCGCAGCGCGGTCTCGCGCACCGCGCAACCAACCCCCAGCACCTCGCCGACGGCGGCCAAGTAGGCTTCGGCGCCCGAGGCCTCTCCGGCCTGCGCGACCTGATCCCGAAGATGGCCGCGATGGGCTACCCGCAGGCGACCCCAGCACCAGCTCCGGCCGTGGCTGCAGCGCCCGCAACCGACACCCGCGCCGCGCAGCTGCAAGCCATGATCCCCCGCATGGAGGCCATGGGCTACAAGCAACAGCAGCCGCAGTACCTGGCCAAGGGTGGTCTGGTGCGCGGCCCTGGCACCGGGACCAGCGACAGCATCGCCACTGAAGCCGAGCCCGGCACGTTCATCATGCCGGCCGACAGCACGGCCGAGATCGGCCCCAGCGCACTGGAGAAGATGGGCACCGTGCCCGTGCGCCTGTCGAACGGTGAATTCGAAGTCCCGCCCGAGCAGGTCATGGCCATTGGTGCAGCGGTGCTCAAAGCCATGAAGGACGCCACGCACACCCCAGTGAACGGCGTGGATGGAGGCCAGACCGACGCGGAAGTGGCGGAGGCCCGTGGCTTCGCCCCAGGCGCTGCGGAGCGCATGGCGCAGGCGCCGGAACAGCTCTACGCTGATGGCGGGGTAGTGGCTGGGTTCGACCAGATGGAGCGTGAGCGCCTTGGGCGGCGGAACGCGGCGCTGGCCGTGGCGCAACAAGAGGCAGCGGCCAGCCAAGCGCAGTCCGACTCACTTGCCATGGAGCGTGAACGGCAGCGGCAGGCCCAGGGTGGCATGGCCCAGGGCTTCGCAGATGGCGGCGTCGTTGACCCGACCCGTCCCAATAGCTTCGGCGATGCCGCGGCCGTAGCGCGCGACCCCGGCACCACGCAGGTCCGCACTTCGGCGACCGACACCTTTGGCACCACTGCGCCGGCCCCGGCGCCTGCACCTGCGCAGCCCGCCCTGGGCAGCAACCTCGCGGCCGCTACCCGCATGACCGGCTTCTCCGATCCACGCAGCACGACGTACGACCCCAACCCCTACGCGGCCAGCAACGCGGCCAAGCTCGCGGCATCGGGCCAATCGTCGCGCGCCACTGTCGAGGCAGGGATGCCGCCGGCACCAGCACCAGCCACGGCCCGGAACAGCTTCGGGGACGCGGCGGCGGCCACGCAGGACGCCAGTGTCACGCAAGTGGCCAGCGGTTTTCAGCCGAATCGCGGCACGGTGAGCACCGTTCCCGCTCGATCGCTGTCGTCCGTAGCGTCGGCACCTGGCACTGCACAGCCCGCGGTGGGAACTCAAAGCGCAGCACAGCGCATGGCCTCCGCGCCTGCTCCTGCCGCCCCAATGGGCTGGGCTGATCGCCTCGGAGCCATGCCCAATCAGCCGCGCAGGTATGCCGATGGCGGGCTCGTCGAGGACCGCGCCGTGTTCGGCTTCTACCCTCAACTCACCGACCACGGCAAGACGACGCGCGCGACCGCCGACCAGCTGCGCCAGGGGGTGCAGGCCACCGGCCCATCAACGTTCGAACCAGCCGCACAGGTGACGCCACCGCCGGCGCCGCCCACGCCGCAGCGCATGAACAGTCTGACTGATCCGCGAAGCCTGGCTTATGCAGGGACGGCACCGCCGGCTGCTCCGGCATCGACGGGCAATGGTGCGCTGAGTAGAGCGGCCACGATGATGAGTGCAGCTGCGACGCCTTCGCCCGCACCATTGCCAGTTGGTGAAGTGAGCGCACAGAACCAGGGGGCTGCGGAAAGCCTGTCCCGCCGTGGCGCTGCATCGGCAATGGCGGCATTGCCCAGCGCCGCCTCATCTGTGCAGGCTCCGATCGTGCGCCACAGCGGCAACGATTGGCAGGCCCGCAAGGATCTGGAGAACGCCCGCACGAGTGCGCTGAGCATCATGAACCGTCCCGAATGGAGCAACGCTGGCATGAACCGCTTCCGTGGCGGTCACGGCGGTGAGTCGCCAGACGTGTCCGCGTATCAGGCCATGCTGTCGAACGATCTGGCGTTGCGGGCAGCCCAGCCAGGCATGGATCAAGCAGCCATGCGGGAGCAAGGGGACATGCAACGCGCCGGGCTGCAGGCGGCGGCTTCCGCTGCGGAAGGTGCGGCAAACCGCCAGAACGACATGGCGCGCACTTTGGTCACAGAGCGAGGGAACAACTCGCGCGCCGGCATCACGGCCCTTGCGGGTCTCGAAGAAGCACGCCTCAAGGCGGGCGCGGCAGGCCCGAAGCTCACCGAAGACCAAGCCAAGTCCGCGGGCTACGCACTGCGCATGGACAACGCATTGAAGCTGATCAACGAGATTGGCGCTAAGAACCCCGGCGCCACTCGCCCAGGTGTCGGCACCTCTCTCATCAACTCCCTGCCGGAGGGCGTGGCGAACTTCATTCGACCGGAGGACCGGCAGCGGGTGGAGGCGGCTCAGCTCGATGCCCTTGACGCTGCCCTGACCCTGAACACTGGCGCGGCGTACACCCGCGAGCAGCTGCAGGGGCTCAGCCGGTCTTACTTCCCACAACCGGGCGATGACCCGAAGACCATTGCTGAGAAGCAGGCGCGCCTTGCCAGCCAGGTAGAAACCGCCCGGCTGAGGGCTGGTCCCAGCGGATCAGCGATGGCTGATGCTGCTCAAGCCAAGGGCGCCCAGGCCGCTGCGTCCCAGCCCAGCAAGCCGCCAGCGATGGACGCGCTGCCCACCGAGGGCATTGCCGTCGGCCGGCGCATCCGAGACAACCAAACCGGACAGGTACTGACTTGGGACGGTTCGCAATGGAAGGGCGCATGATGAGCCGATACGAGTTCATTGACGAACCAGCGGTACCGCAGCCGGGCGGTGTGGCCTCCGGCGGCCGGTACGAGTTCATTGATGAAGCGCCGCCAGTTCCCGCCCCTGGCGCTCTTCAGAGCTTCGGCGCTGGTGTCCTGCGCGGTGCGAAGGACGTGGTGGACACCGGTGCCAAGCTCCTGGCCACCGGCTTCGACAAGATCGCCGGCACGAGCGAGGGCCAGCGCGTGGCGGACATGAACGCCGCTGGCAAGAAGGAATTCGACGCCACGTACGGCAAGGACAACACCGCTGCCAGCCTGGGTAGGGTAGGGGGCCAGATCGCCGCCACGCTGCCTGTCGGCGGCGCCCTGGGCGCGGGCGTGAAGGCCGCTGGCGCAGCTGGGGCGCTGCCGAAGGCTGCAATTCCGCTGGGTGAGGCCATCGCATCGGGAGGGCTCAGCGCTCAAGGAGCGGGCATGGGCACGCGGATGCTGGGCGGTGCCATTGCTGGCGGTGCGACGGCTGGCCTGGTGGACCCGGACCAGGCGCTGACGGGGGCGGCCATTGGGGCGGCGACACCGTTGGTTGTGCGTGGCATGGCGAGCGGCATGCAGCGGGTCGGTCAGGCAATTCGCGGTCCCGATGTGGCTCCGGGAGTCCGCAAAGCAGCTGAGAGCGCCGCGGAGAGTGGCTTTGTAGTCCCGCCCACGATGGCGAAACCTTCGCTGGGGAACCGCCTTCTGGAGGGCTTGGCCGGGAAGACTTCGGTTGCGCAGAACGCCAGTATGAAGAACCAGCAGGTGGTGAACCAGCTGGCCGCGAAGGAAATTGGGTTGCCGCCGGAAACGACGATTACGCCCGAGCTGCTCAAGGAAATCCGGGCCAACGCCGGGCAAGCGTACAAAGCTGTCGCATCACTGCCCGTCAAGCCTGCCGAACGCGCCCAGCCGATGTTCAACAAGCCGGCCAGCCCGGAGATCAACCCCGCGCAGATGGTCGAGGACCTGAAACAGGCGCGCAATGACGCGCAGGCGTGGTTCAGGGCTTACAACCGGAGTGCCAGCCCGGAAGACCTGACGAAGGCCAAGGCAGCCGAAGGGCTGAGCAAGCGCCTGGAATCCGGCCTGGAGTCGTATGCAGAAAGCCTGGGGCAGGCTGAGCTGCTTAAGGGCCTGCGCGATGCTCGCACGCTGATCGCGAAGACCTACAGCGTGGAGCGGGCGTTGAACCCAACCACTGGCAGTGTCGACGCGCAGACTCTTGCGAAGCTCGCGAAGAAAGGTGTTTTGACAGGAGGTCTGAAGGCATCCGCTGACCTGGCCACCGCCTTTCCAAAAGCAGCGCAGTCGGTGGAAAAGATGGGTTCGCTACCGCAGCTGTCCCCGCTTGATTGGGCGGCAGCCGGCACCATGGGCGCCGCGACAGGCTTCAGCCCGGTGGCTGCGACCGGTTTGGTGGCACGGCCGCTTGCGAGAGCCGCGTCGCTGTCTGGCCCGGTGCAAAGGGGGTTGTCGAAGGCTGCCGAAGCAGGGAGCCCGAGGCTGGGATTCAGCGCTGCGGATCGTCTGGCGAATCTTGATGGTCTTGCGCTGGCTGCACCCGTCGCCCTCTCAAGTCGCGACCGGTGAGCCCGCAATAGAGGCCCCAAATCCCTGCAGCGATCCCGAAAAGGATCAGTTTGCCGAACTTGAAGCCGAGGAAGGACATGGGCTGGAATGTAGCAGGTGGGTCCGCGTCGGCAAAGCCCAGGAGAGATCAGGTACATGTACGGGAAGTCATCGGATTCCACCCAATTTCCACAAATGGTGCACAATTCCACAACAAGTTGTCTCTCACACCCGAACTAAGGAAACGCGAATGTCTGTATTGGTGAAAGCTAACAGCACTCGCGCGCAAGCTTTCAAGATTGGTTTCTGGAAAGGCTTGGGCGCGCCCGTTGTCCTTTTTGGCAACTTTGATTTGGAGTATGGCAATGCGGAGCATTTCCAGCCCAAGTCGCTACCTACTCGAAAGCGCGGCTCAATTTCCGAGGATTGGAAAGCGGTAGGCAAACAGATTGCAGGGGCCACGAAACTTGGGTAAGGCATCGAGAGGGAAGCTGGCTCATGCCCGGCCTGCAGGCGCTTCCCTAGCTGGCGCCACGACGACGGTGCAGCGCACCCAAGTTACTACGCATTCCGGCCCTCTCCCTGCACCGGAGATCCTCAGTGGATATGAGTTAATTCTTCCCGGCGCAGCCGAGCGGATTCTGCGCATGGCTGAGAAGCAGCAGGAGAGCCGTAATACGCTGGAATTGCGTCAGCTCGAGGCAGACATCGAGCACCGGAATGACATGGTTCAGGTGCAGCGCAACGTGCATCGTGGAGCCTTCATCAGTGATTACGTGGGCCAAACAATGGGTTTCATTGTTGCTCTCGCTTCGCTCGCGGGCGCAGCCTACGCTGGAATCGTTAAGGGTAACGCTGTGGTTGCGGGACTGTTCTTAAGTCTGCCTGTTGCGGGAATGATCCAAGCAGTCCGGGGCATGAAGTCCAGGGACAAACAGGAAAAATAGCGGGTTCGAGATCGTCCCGCCATCCGTCAAAGTTGTGTTGCCTTACTGCACGTAGATTAGGTTGGTGATCCCCAGTGCAACACGGCGTTCGTGCACAAGCTGGTCGTAGTGCGCTAGCGCCGCAACCTCATCATCCCCGAAGTTCACAGCGGCCTTGCCGTCCTCGAAAACCCAAAACGGTGCCGTGAACGACATGGCCGGGGCCTCAGCGCGGCTCCCGTCGCGGTTGGTGAGCGCGTCACCGGCCTGCGTCGCGGGCCTCATGCTGCAACCTTCCGCGCCTTGCGTGCGCGCTTCGGCTTGGCCAGCAGTTGAGCTTTGAAAGCTTGGTACCCGCGGTCGCGCTCAGCTGACTGCGCCAGTGCGTCGGTTTTGATCGCTGCGACCAGCGCCCACATGTGGCTGCCGGCGCGCACCATCTCTTCGTGCTGGGCTGGCGTCAGGTTGGCGGACACGCGCGCAAATGCCCGGCAGTGGGCCTCCAGGTGAGCATGCATCAAGGTGCAGGCTTGCGCTACTGCGCTGGGTGTAGTACCTTCCATATCGATTCCTGTTCCGTGAGTGGTTCGGGGTTCAAAGAAAGCCTCAGCGGGTCCAATCGCTGGGGCTTTCGCCTTTGTGGTCACGCTTTCCTCGCGATCTTCTTCGCCAGCGGCACGGTGCAAGCCGGCAGCATCTGCGTCAGCTTCCCGAGCGCAACCACGGTGTTGGCATAGCCGTCGTGGTGATCGTTGGCGGCCGAGAACGCCGCGCAAGCCACCTGGTTGGCGACGGACACGAATGCGAGCTTGCCGAGTGGGAGCACTCCGCGCTGCCCGGCTTCAATCCCTGCGGCCTTGTTGATCGCGCGGTTGACGTTCAGGTGGGCGGCCCACGGCGCCGAGGATTTGGCTGCTTTGATCGCCACCACGTCTTGCAGCTCGTGATAGCCCGCCAAGTATTCAGCACGGATCGGCCCGCCGGTACTGCATGCGGCGTTGAAGGCCTCGTGCAGAACGCGGTAGCACTCGCGTTTGTAGTGGATGACCTTCTGCTTTAGGGAGGCTTTCACCTTGCCTGGGCTGACGGTAAACATCCACCCCTGCAGAAATTCTTCGGGGATGCAGGTCATTGCGCGCTTCTTGCCGTCTTCGGCAACCATGGTGATTTCCACCACAGTTGGTCCGATTACCTCGTCCGCCACCACCTTGGCATGTTGGCTCTTCCAGTCAAGGCCAATTCCTTCCACGATGGGCTTCAGCGCCACGTAGCGGACGCCATCTTTCAGCACGCCCCGCAGCGTGGTGCCCAGAAACTCCACAACCACTGGGACCGCGGCGCTCATGCTTGTGCTCCTGGAGGTTGAGGTGCCTGCTGCAGGCGAAAGACAATTTCGCCGTTGAGGCTGCGTTGGTTGCGTGCGGCCTCCAGCGCCAACTGTTCGCGCAGCGCAGGGGGGAGCCGGAGTGGATACGGCATCACCTGATGCCCGTCTTTGGGTTTGGCGTTCATAAATCCTCTTGATGCCGACTTGGCATGCAAAGGATAGAGCGCAACTCCGCTTGATGTCAAGTCGGAATCATAAAAATTAATCCAAGTCGGCATTACGATCCTTGGATGGACAAGAAACCCTACCCGAGCGAGCTGCAGGACCGATTCATTGTTCGCTTCCCTGATGGCATGCGCGACCGGATCGCGGAAGCCGCCAAGGCAAACAATCGCTCAATGAACAGCGAAATCATCGCCCGCCTCCAGGCCTCTTTCGATGACGAGCTACCAGACAGAACTGCAGAAATGCTGCTGCACGGCGAGCTCGGGGCGACGGTGAAATCAGTGAACAACACGATGAGGCACCTTGCGCTGCTGAGCAAGCGACTGCAGGTGGAGAGCCTTCGGCCTGTGCACTTCGGCGGGGGGAGCGCTGTGCAAGGTCAGGCCCCCGGTGCGTCTGGTTCAGCGCAGCCCGCTACGCTCTCTGAGCTCATGGAGAAATCCGGCGCGAAAGACCTGGGGGAGTTGGGTGACTCAGTGGCGCGCGCACTGAACCCGAAGCGCTCAAAAAAGTCCAGCTGACTAAGTCAGCGCTGAGTTACTCAGCCCGCTTCGGCGGGTTTTTTTCGCCCCCACTAGGACTGGCCCGGCGACCGGACATGGGGCAACCTGTGCACCTCACCAAGGACCAGCACAGTGCCCCCAGACGCTCCGCCCACATTGCCCCAGCGCCGCGCGCGCGACCAGATCACCGCCGTCGACCAAATACCCACAGCCGGGTATCCCCCAGCACCTCCGGCAGATCCACCGCCGCTGTCGGCGGCTGCGCGCATGAGCTCGCTCGCGGGTGCCTTGACCGACCGCGGCTTCCAGGCGCAAGTCGCGCGGGGGCTGTCAGATGTGGCGAACCGTGGTGTTGCCGCAGCGCTCGGCGCCCCCGTTGATCTCGCCGCTGCAGCTCTGCGCCCGCTGGGCTACCAGCACCCTGCGCCAGTTGGCGGGTCCGAGTGGATCGGCCAGGGTATGGAGGCCGCCGGGTTTGTCACGCCTGAGCGCCGGCCTGCAGCTGAGGCCTTGGCCTCATTGGCAGTGCCAGGTGCGCTGGCTGGCGGCGCGCGCGGGCTGTCCCGGTTGGCCGACATGGGCCCGGTCGTGGTGCCGTCAGCCGGGCGGTACGGGGCGACGGCGGCGGAGCAACTGGGCGCAATTTCCCCCGAGGGCAAGGCCCGGCTGCTGGCGGACCTGAAGGCAGGCAAGGGAAGCGGAACGTACCGGCTGGGCGATGTGACCGAAGGGCAACTGAAGGCGCTACAACAGCAGGGCATGCCCGCGGGCCTGTCGCGCGACGTGATGATGACTGATTCCGGCCATGCGCATCTCATGGATGCTCGGATGGCTCGGGACAATTTCACACCTGATGAAGTAGTCCGCTTCGCAAAGCAGGCAATGGAGCCACGGTCCAGCGTTGTGCGCGACCCCACCGGCGCGGGACACAAGCCTGCACTGGTGAACGATGGGTTGACCGACCCACTGACGAAGCGGCGGTACACCGCACAGATGCCGCTGCGCGTCGCAGGTGGGCAGATGGAAGTGGTTTCCGTCGTTCCGCGCGGGCTAATGGGCAGAAAGACAAAAGCCCCTGAGTAGGGGCTTCTGTCTGGACGATCCTGCAGGGGGTGGTACCGAACTCCACCTCTCGTACTTAACGGTCTTGCAACCGCCATTGACACGGCACAAGCAGGCCATCGCTTCCAGCGGCATTTCGCTGACGAGCGGTATTGTACGGCGCACCGCTATAACGCGCAAAGTACGCCCCCCAGTAGGGTTCGCCAGGGCCGTCACGCCTCGGAACACTGCCTCCATCACAGGAGTGCACGATGTCCAACACCCTCTACCCAAAAGGCGCCCAGAAGATCCTCTCGGCCTCGATCAACTTCGCTTCTGACACCATCAAGGTCGCGTGGGTGCCCAGCGGCTACACCTACAGCACGGCCCACGAGTTCCTGTCCGATTTGGGTTCCACGGTGGGCACTGCCCAGACCCTGGCCAACAAAAGCGTGACCGGCGGCGTGTTCGACGCCGATGACGTGGACTTCGGGGCCATCGCTTCCGGCAGCACGCTCAAGGCCGCCGTGCTCTACAAGGACACCGGTGTCGCAGGCACGTCCCCCCTGATCGCCTACCTGGACGAGATCACCGGCCTGCCCATGGCCACGAATGGCGCATCCATCGAGATCCCCTGGAACAACGGCGCCGGCAAGATCATCTCGCTGGTGCCCTGATAGGCAGGTGCACCGATGCGCCACCTCTTCACGAACAACGCCGTCTCCACGCTGGCAAGCGGCGTGGATGCCGACGACACGACGCTGACGCTCGCCACCGGCGGCGGTGCGCTCTTTGCGAGCCCGACGAATGGCGATGTCCAGCACGTGACGCTGACCAACCCCAGCGCGCCAGGTGTGTACGAGATCGCCGAAGTGACGAGCCGATCTGGGGACGCCCTGACCGTTTCCCGCGGCGTCGAGGGCACGGCCGAGATCTGGGCGGCCGGCACCTTGGTGTCAGCCCGGGTCACGGCTGGCATGCTGTCGCGCTTCGCCCAGAACCAAGCCAACAACGGCGGCGGCCTGGCCATCGGAGAGAGCCGCGTGAAGTTCGCTGGATCGAGCGGTGTCGCGATCAACGCCGACAGCCGCGATGTCTCCAGCGCGTGGCTGATCGGCGGCTATCCCGTGCTGCAGGCGACCCAGGAACCCAACGGCTTCGCGATGTCGCCCGTGATGTCCGTCGCGGCCGTCAACGGAACCTTCTCCGTTGAGCTCGGTGTGGTGCCCGCATGGGCAACGGACACCGTGTATGTGCACGGCTCCGTGGTCCAGCCCGCAACGCCCGACGGCTACCAATACCGCCTCGACATCATGGATGCGACGGTGCCATCGCTCACCAGCGCGGGGGCGGAACCGACGTTCCCTGCGGCCGTGAACGGTACCGTGGAGTTTGGTGATGTCGACGGCATCGGGCAGTGGGTGGGGGCCGATTTGGCCGCCGGAGTGCAGCAGACGGTCTTCCCCAGCAACGTGCGCTTCTACCCAGATGAAATCGGTTTCATCTGCGATGGGTACGGAGCGATCTCGGCCGCGCCCTACGTCTCCATCGGAACCAGCGCAGCGCCCACGCTCTTCGCGAACAACGTGCAGCTCTCGCAGATCACGGCCGCGCACATGCGGCACCGGTTCACCAGCCTTGCCACCAACGGCGTGGAGGATCTGCTGTTCACCCTGGAGACACCGGCGGTCGGCGGGGTGTTCCATGGCCGCTTCTACTTTCGCGGCACATTCGTGGAAGTGCCCGCCACGCCATGACCTACCCCGTCATCAACGGCAGTGAGATCAACGGCGCCGAAGGCTTTCCATCCACGAACAGCCTTCGGCCCGTTACCTTTGGCGCGATCACTCTGCACCTGCGGTTGCCCGCGTCCAGCCTGGATGCCGTTGTTTCGTTCGGGCAGCACATGGCCTTGCGCGGCATGCCGCCAGCGGATCAAGTGCTGTACCCGCAGAGCCTGTACCCCGCAACGCTGGGGGCGCATGCGATCAGCGCCGCGCTGACGCTGCCCGCTCCCGCCAGTCTCGAACCGGTCGCCATTGGGGCGATCACGTTGCGCATGGGGCTGTCTGCCGCGGGACTGGCTCCTGTGGCGCTGGGCGCGCACGGCATGAACATGGGCGCCACCGGTGTGCAAAGCCTGCGGCCCGTGACGCTGGGGGCGCACAGCGTGCGCATGAGCATGGAAGCGCAGAGCCTCTATGCAGGGACGCTCCCGCCGCATGGCTCGGCCTTGTCGGGGATCGAGCTGACACCCCAGAGCCTGTACCCGGTCACGCTCGGTGCGATGGCGCTGGGCGCCATGGGCCTGCGTGCACGGTCCCTGCGCCCGGTCACACTGCCGCGCCACGCGATCTCCCGGGAGTCCACATGCTGACCTTCAAGGCCTTCGCGGGGATCAACAACGTCGCGCCGACTCACCGGAAGGACGACACCGACCTGGTCTCCGCCGTGAACGTCGACATCGGACTCACTGGAGAGGTGACGCGCCGGGCCGGATACAGCGAGATATCCGACCAGTGCCACAAGAACCTGCACAACTCCGCCGGGTACCAGCTGGCCACGGTGGGCAGCGCGCTGACCGCCATTCACCCCAATGGCGACCGGCACACCATCCACCCAGCGCTGGGGCCGAGCCGGGTCTGGTACTGCGACCTTCCGGACGGGCGCACCACATTCTCCAATGGGCTGATCCACGGCATCACGGATGGGCTCACTGGCACGGACTGGAGCATTCCGGCGCTGGACCGGCTCGGCGCATTGGACGCCGAAAGCGGGGCGCTGCACGCCGGAAGCTACCGCTACCACCTCACCTACGTCCGTCTGGCCGACATGCTGGAGGGGCCTGCCACCAGTTCGGAGCCGTTCGACATTGCGTCCGGCGGATTCCGCGTGGAGGCACTGCCGGCGCGCGACGGCTTCGCCATCAACGTCTACTTGAGCGGCAAGGACGGGGAGGGCGCCTACCTTGCTGGTGCGACCGTCGGCACCACGTTCTCCTTCGCGGGCTCCAACAGCGAGTTGGTCACACCCTGCCGCACGCTGGGTCTGCGGCCAATGCCTGTGGGCACCATCACCGCCTTCTGGAATGGCCGTCTCCTGGTGGCAGACGGGAAGACCCTCTGGGCTTCCATGCCCTGGGCGCCGCACCTGAATACATGGCGGGACTTCAAGCCCTTCACGGCGGACATCACCATGATCCAGCCTGTGGCTGGTGGTGTCTTCGTGGGCACCGAGCAGGATCTCATCTACCTCGGCGGCGACACCTTCGATCAGATGGTCTACGTCGCCAAGAGCATCGGGCCCGTGGTGCGGGGATCCGGCGTCACCGCCCCGGGGGACAAGATCAAGCTCGGCGACGGCGTCGGCCTTGCCGGGGAGGCCATGCTGTGCATCGCCGGCGGGGCCATCGTGGCGGGCTTCTCGGGAGGCAGCGTTGCGCGCCTGACGTATGGCCGCTATCACACCGCCGTCACCGAGGTCGCGGCGACCTTTCGCGAAGTCAACGGCATCCCCCAGTACGTGGCGATCCCGCAATGAGGCCGTGGAACCCCTACTCGTTGACCGCTCAAGGCAACCCGATCACCGGGCAGGTGCCAGCACGCCTCATCGTCTACGGCCCCCCGCTGACTCCGGTCCAGGCCGCGCAGCTGCAGGGCGCCTACGCCTCGTTTCGCGAGCGCGCCCGGCTATCTGTGGTGCCGAACCCCAATGAGCAGGGCCTGCTGCCAGATGGGTCACCGTACACCATGGCGATCATCGGGAACACCCCGCACGTGACCGTGCAAACCCGGCCGGGGGACGACGCCCAGCGCAGCAGCGGTATCGGCATCGTGTTCACGACCATGGCGGGGGGCGCAGTGCCAGGGCACATCCTGTCGGGCACCGAGAACACGCCGCAGCCCTATGTGCTGACCCCTGAAGTCCGCAAGGGAACGCGGGTCTGCACCGGTAAGTGGAGAGCGCGCAAGGTGAACGGGTTCTCCGGCGGGAAGGCGGTTTTCAGCAACAGCTCTGGGGCCAGTTACTTTGTGGGCATTGCGGGCGACACCATCGAGAACCTGCCGGCCTGGGGCCCTGGGATGCTCGGCATCAACGCTGCCGCCTACCAGTACGGGGTGTACGACGAGAACTCGTTCGTCTTCCGCAACATGCAAGCCGTGGCCACGTTTCGCAGCGAAATCGGGAGCATCCCTTTCGCCCGGCGCTCGTCGGCCAACACGACCTGGGCCATGCAGCTCGTCCCGGTGCTGATGGATCCTGGCTCTGAAGAACCGCACAAGCTGCAGCTCTACGGCGGGCCTTACGAGCCCAGCAGCACGTCACCCGTGGGCGAGCTCATCGCGACGCTGGATGTGCCGGACGACTATGTACCGGTGAGGACCTCAGTCTCCTTCAGCGCTGACGGGAACACGATCCGCATGATGTTCTCGCGCGGCGGGGACTCGGCTGTCGTCGATTTGGCCGTCACGGACACCTCCTTGACCATCACGTCGCTGGTGCCCAAAGCGGCCACGGTCAGCGGAACGCCCACGGAGGAGACGGGCGGGACTTCGTACAACGAGCCGCCTGTCGTCCCGCCTGGGTACACGGGCACATTCGTGACCTACCTGGACAGCTATCACCGCCAGGTCGGCGCGAACTCGTGGAGCAGGACCGGCGGAGGGGGATTTGATCTCCGAGGGCAGAACGTGGAGATCGAGGCGTTCACATCGACCCGAACCCAGGACCGAGACGACCTCGATGTCCGGCGCGCGGTGTACCAGATGGTCGACGGGGGCGTCACCAGCTCGGTGGCGACGCGCACCTTTCGCAGGCGCGTGACGAACTATCGCCCCGGCAATACGCTGGTCATCGACGGGGTCGCCTTCACGACGCCGCTCGCCGAGTTCCGCGAAAACATCGACTACGTGGACACGGAAACCAGCGTCAGCGGCGGGGGAGTGACTTATGCCACGACCGGCACCTACCTCTATGAAGTGCCCAGCGCTGGGGGCGGTGGTTCCACTTTCATCTTCTTCGATCCGATCACGCGGTTCTCGATCACGCGCCGCGTGAAGAGCGCGACGGTCACGACGGGAGTGAAGATTTGGGCAGACGCTGATCCCGCCCGGCCGCCTGAAGAAAGCACCTTCGCCTTCAGCACTTCCGAGTTCTATTCCGCCCAGATCCTTGTGCGGTTCGACGGCACCCAGGTGCTGGAAATACCAGTGCCGGAGGACGACAACGCATCGTTCTCGACCTTCGCCGCTGCCGATCCGCTCACGGGGGCGCTGGTCGTCAACCTCCTGAAGCTGGCCGCCATCTCCCGCGAGGTGCTGCGCAGCTGGGTGTTCGTCGTGGATGACACCGGCGCCAGAGAGCTGAGCGACATCCTTTCAATCCCGGGCGGGCTGGAGATCAAAGCCCTGTCCGACAACCACCTCCTGTCCGTATGAACGCCATCGTCATGAATACGCTCAGCGCCGCGGTCACTGAGTACTCGAACTTCGATTTCCAGAGCATCACGCCTACCCACGCGGGCGGGGCGACGGGGCTGTTCCTGCTCGGTGGCGACACCGATCTCGACGCGCCCATCGTGGGCGAGATCAAGACGCCGGTTCCGTTGCGAGAAAGCACCCTGAAGAAGCACGTCGAGATGCTGTATTTCTCCATGGAGGGGGCCGGCGCCGCTGAGGCCACGGTCTTCGGAGAAACGCAGAACTGGACCTATTCGTTCCCTGTCCGCAGCCCTGGGCAGTCCCGCTGCCAGCCGGGGCGCGGCATCCGCGAGAACTACCTCGGCTTCGGCTTCAGAAAGCCCGACGGCCAAGCCTTCACCATTGATCGCATCGAGGTCCTGATGCGCGAATCCAAAACCCGGAGGGTATGACCATGGCACTCGATTTTGACGGCCCAGCATCCATCGTCGAGGATGCCTACAACCGATCGGTGGAACTCGCGGAGTCCGCCAAAGACCAGATGGGCACGTTCATCGACAAGCTGAACGCGAGCATCTACGCGCCACCCACCGTGAGCGTGACCTGGCAGACGCTGCCAGCGCCGACCCTGGCCAGCATCCCCAACATGCCCACGGTACCGGAGATCGCGTTCAACGTGCCCGGGGCCGTTCCCTCCGCCTTCAATGAAACGCTGGGCGCGGTGCAGATCGATGATTTCGATGTGCCGGTCCCGACCCTGACCGCGGGCCCAGCGCCCGAAGTGAACTTCGGCACCGTGCCCACGCTGCCCGAAATTCGGGACGTGGCCGTGCCCGATGCGCCTGCCGTTGTGCTGCCCGACACGCCGGAATTGCTGTCGCTGACCACGCACACCTTTGGGGGCATCAACCTGCACGAAGACTGGCTCGACAAGCTCGACGAAATCCCGGAGCTGAGCATCCTCGCGCCCACCAAGCTGCAGTACACCCGGGGGCCGGGGTACGCATCCCAGCTGATGGACAGCGTGAAGGCCCTGATCGCGTCCCGCCTGCAGGGTGGCACCGGCCTCAACCCCGTCGTTGAACAAGCCATTTTTGATCGAGGCCGTGACCGGGAAACGCAGATCGCGCTGGCGCGGCAGGCGGAAGTGATGCGCGGCGCTGAGGCGCTGGGCTACCCGCTCCCGTCGGGCGTCCTCGCAGGCCAGCTGGCAGACGCGCAGCGCGAGTACTACGACAAGCTCTCCGGCCTCTCGCGGGACATCGCCATCAAGCAGGCCGAGCTGGAGCAGGACAACCTCAAGCACGCCATTGACTCGGCCATCGGCCTGGAGTCCCAGCTGCTGGAGCACGCCTACAAGATCGAATTGCTGGCTTTCGAGGCCGCCAAGGCGCTCGCAGAAAACGAGATCCAGGTCTTCAACAGCTCGGTGGAGCATTACAAGGCCCTGCTCGCGGGCTATCAAGCCTACGCCAGCGCCTACGACACGCTGATCAAATCCGAGCTCTCCAAGGTCGAGGTGTTCAAGGCGCTACTGCAGGCCGAAGAACTCAAGGCGCAGATCAACACCGCGCTGGTCCAGCAGTACAAGGTGCAGATCGAAGGGGCCATGGCGAACGTGGAGATTTTCAAAGCTCAGGTCAGCGCCGCCCAGACGCTGGTGGAGCTGGAGCGCACTCGCATGGCCACGGCCGGCGAGCAGGTGAAAGCCTTCGTGGCCGTGACCAATGCCGAGATGTCGAAGGTCGAACTGCACAAGGCGAAGATCAGCGCCGACTCTCTGCTGCTGGACGGCTACCGCACCCAGGCGCAGGCCTACAGCGCGAAGGCTGGCGCGCAGGCAGAGCGCGCACGTGTCCAGGTGGCCCAGTTCCAGGCCATGGTGTCCGCTAAGGGCCTGGAGTGGGAGGGCTTCCGCTCTCTGATCTCTGCCGAAAGCGCGCGCGTGGAAGCGGCGGCCCGGCAGTCGAACATCCTGGTCGACGGCTACAAGATCGGCGTCACGGCCAGCCAGGCCCAGGCCGAACTCTATGCCCGCATGTGGGAGGCCAACATGAAGCAGTACGAGAGCGCGCGCTCGATCGTGCTGCAGACGGCCAAGATCAACCAGGATGCGGTGATGCACACCAACGATGCCCGCCTCGACGCAGCGAAGGTCGGTGCCCAGGTGATGTCGCAGAACGTCGCTTCGGCCTGGAACATCGTGAACACCTCGGCCAGCATCAGCGGGTCCGCCAGCCTGACTCAGGTGGTCAACGCCTGATCGAAGCCCCCCAGTAGGGTTCGCCCCGCTTGTCCTGCATCGGGACACTGCGGGGCATGACCAAGCCGGCCAAGCTCAAGTTCACGATCTACCAGGGCGCCACGTTCCGCAAGCGGCTCACGTGGAAGGCCGGCACGCCTGCAGTGCCAGTGGACCTCACCGGCTGCACTGCACGCATGCAGGTGCGCGCCGAAGTCGAATCCGAAACGCCACTTCTGAGCCTCACGACCGACAACGACCGCATCACGTTGGGGGGCGCGGCCGGCACGGTCGACCTCTACGTGAGCGACGAGGACACGGCCGGGATCACCTGGGACGGCGGCGTTTACGACCTGGAAATCGAGCACCCGAGCGGGGAGGTGACCCGCTTGGCCGAAGGTTCGGTGTCCGTCTCGCCAGAGGTGACGCGGCCATGACCGACCTGGTTGTTGTCGAGGACGTCCAGATCCTGACGCAAGAGGTTGCGGATGAGATCCTGCTTGAGGAAGTCGAGGTCATCGAGATCGTGACTGCTGCGGAGCAGGGCCCGCCTGGACCGCCTGGCCCCGGTGGTGGCAGCACCTACACGCACACACAAGCCATCCCGCTCGCAATCTGGACCGCTGCGCACAACCTGGGGCGTTACCCCTCAGTTTCTGTTGTGGACACCCTTGGGCGCCAGGTGTTTGGCGATGTGACCTGGGTGGACGAAAACATCGTGCAAATCACTCACGGCGGTGCCATCGCGGGCAAGGCCTATTTCAACTGAGGATCCGACCATGAAAATCACCAACACCCTCGACGCCAACGGCTTCAAGGTCTCCAACCTGGCCGATGGCACCAGTGCACAAGACGCAGTGACCAAAGCCCAGCTCGACGCCGCTGTGCAGGGCTGGAAGTGGAAAGACCCCGTGCGCGCTGCCACCACGGCCAACATCACCCTGTCGGGCGCGCAGACGATCGACGGCGTGAGCGTGATCGCCGGGGACCGCGTGCTGGTCAAGAACCAAAGCACCGGCGCCGACAACGGAATTTACGTAGCTGCCTCGGGTGCTTGGAGCCGCGCTGCGGACTTCGACTTGGCCAGCGAGGTGGTCGGGGCCGCTGTGTTTGTATCCGAAGGCACAACCAACGGAAACAGCCAGTGGAACATGACCACGGACGGCCCTGTGACTATCGGCACCACCGCTCTGGTCTGGGCGCAAGTGGGCGGCGGCACCAGTTACACGGCCGGCAACGGCATCGGCATTTCCGGCGGCGTTATCTCCGTGGACCCCGCAGTCACGGCCCGCAAGTACTCGGCCAACGTTGGCGACGGCAGTTCCACCACGATCACCGTCACGCACAACCTGAATACACAGGACGTTGCTGTCAGCGTGAAAGAAGTGTCCAGCAACGCCGGGGTGTTGGTGGATTGGGTTGCCAACGGCGTCAACACGGTGCAGCTCACGTTCGGCACGGCGCCCAGCTCCGGCCAATACCGCGCCACGGTGATCGCGTAATGACCAAATACGTAGGCGCAGGCTTCTACGGGCTGCAGCCGCCGCTGTGGGTGAGCGGTGCGGCCCAGCAAGCGGCATGGCAGTGGGTAACCTCGCCCGCAGACAAAGAGGTGTACCAGCGGAATGCAGCCACTACCGGCAGCACCACTGACCCTGCCGACGATGTGACCAACTACGTGGCGCGCAGCTATGAGCGCACGGTTGCCCTGCAAGCTGCGGCCTTAGCCGCGTCTGGCGCCACTCCAGGCCAGATTGCGACCAATGCCACCAAAAGCACCTTTGGGGCGCTTGCCGTTGGCACACGCACATCGGTGCTTTCGGTCACCGGCCGTGGGGCACTCGGCTATCTGATGCTCTGGAAAGGAGCGACGGGAACGACTCGCGTGGAAATCGAGGTGGACGGGCGCAACGTGCTGGATCAGACCGACACCTACACGGCGAGCGTTGCGCTCATCGCGCTAGGGTACGCCGCAACGCCCGGCGATGGGACGAATGCGGTCAGGACAGCCGTGCCGGACCCTGCTGGGGTGCATTTCCGCCGGTCGCTGCAGGTGTGGGTCACCAACACAGCCACCGTCAGCCACGCCAGCGCATTTGTCGCTCACCACCTGCGGAGCGTGGCATGACGCAGCCGATCACCGAGACCGTTGGCGGGCTGGTCATTGTCCGCTTCCCCAGCGGGCCGCAACTCACGCCTGCCGCCCAAGTGTGGGAGGCGATCAAAGCCGAGCGTGACCGCCGCGCCGCGCTGGGCGTGAAGGTAGGTGCGCACTGGTTCCACAGCGACCAGAAAAGCCGCACGCAGCAACTCGGCCTGGTGCTTCTGGGCAGCAACATCCCCGCCGGGCTGCAGTGGAAAACGCTCACCTTCACGCCCCCGCCCGTGTTCGTGACCATGACGCCCGCCCTGGCGCAAGGCATCGTCATGGCCACGGCCGCCAGCGATACCGCGATCTTCACCGCCGCCGAGGTCCACCGCATGGCCATGGAAGCCAGCGCGGATCCCGGCAGCTACGACTACACCGGCGGCTGGCCGCCATCTATCGAAGAGGAGGCCCTCGATGCAGGTATCCAGTTTAACGCCGCAGCAGACGCGGCTTAAGCGTGCTCTGTCGCTGCTGCGGGCCTACGGCGAGCAGGTATTCATCTCCGTTGACCAGCTCGCGAACGCACTGATCCCGCCTTTGGACGGCACCATCAGCTACGCCGACGAAACCCTCAGTGCCCGCTGCTACCGCGCGCACCGCGATGGCAAGGTGTTCGGGCGGCTGTTCATGCGGCCGATTGATCTGCTGTTCTTCTGGCAGGGGCCGGGCCACTGCCGCAACGCCTACATCAAGGAGTTCGCGCGGAAGAACTACCCCACGGAATACCACCCGCCCAACGAGCCGAGATTCACGTCGCGCGCCACGCAGAACAACCCCCAGTAGGGTTCGCTGGAACACCACCCGCCCGGAACACTCCGGGCTCATGAAAACCGAAACCCTCGAAGCCATCGGCGCCGCCGGCAACAAGACAACGATCCTTGGCGGCTCTGTCGCGGTCGTGGGAAAGCTATCAGCGGCTGACATCGCCACCTTCGTAGGCGCTGCCGTAGCAGTAATTGGTCTGCTGATCACCTGGTACTACAAACGCGAGGCCAACAAGCGCCTGGCGGCCGAGGACCGGCGCCGAGAGATCGAGTCCCAGCGCAGGGACAGCGAGAGGCAGCTGCGCATGGAACTGATGCGCGCCACCGGTGTGCCCATTCACCACAGCGACACCGACCTTGGCGCGCTTGGGGATGAGCCATGAGCAAAGTCCCCGCCCAGCTGCGCACCAGCATCAACGCTTTGGCGCTGCTGATCGGTGCCGGGGTAGGGGCCCATTTTGTTGACGAGGCAGCGACCCGCGAGGCGCAAAACAACACCTACATCCAGGCCGTGGCCGCTGACCCCGATGTCTCCGACGCCATCCGCATCGCGATGGTCATGGCGAACTTCTACGAATCCAGCAATCGCCACATCGGAACGCCCTACGTGGACAAGCTTGGCAGGGGCCAGCCGCTCACTGTCTGCAACGGCCTGACCGGGCCTGAGGTGGTGGCAGGGCGCACCTATAGCCCAGCCGATTGCTACCGATTGGAGAAGCGCCGTTACCTCGGCTACGAGGTGGAGGCATCGCGGCTGCTCACGTACTGGAAAACCTACGACCCATTCCAACAGGCCACCTTCCTCGACTTCCTGCACAACAAGGGCGAGGGCAACTTCTTCGATAGCACGATGCGCCGCAAGGCCAACGCGGGGGACTGGCTGGGCGCCTGCCGCGAGAACACGCGCTGGAACCGGGGCACGGTCCGAGGCGTTTCCACCGTCCTGCCGGGGCTGCAGCTCCGAGGCGATTCCAACGATGAGATCTGCCGCACATGGCGGCTTGGAGCACCAGCATGAAAAAGACCCTGATCGCCATCGCTATCGCCACTCTGTGCGCGAGCTGCGCCACCACCAAAGGCCTGGATGTCTCCGCAGAGGATGCCGCCGAGTGCGCTGCCGTCGGCTGCACGCCGTGGTCCGAGCGCCAGATCGAGGGCTTGGCCAAGCACTTCTACGGCTTGGGCATCAGGGCCGGCATCCAGCGGCAGAAGGGGAGCATCTGATGCGCGCGCTGTTCCTGCTACTCGCCCTGCTGCCCGGTGCGGCCCTGGCAAGCGGCTTCTATCTCCCGTGGTGGGGCGAGGCGCTGCTGTTCCTGCTGGGCACGCCGTTGGGCTGGGCATGCACCGCGCTCCTGGTAGCTGTGCTGATCGCGTTGATCGTCGTTGCCGCCCGGCGCTGGGGCTCGCCATGAACCCCATCCTGCTCGCCATGTGGTGGTACTGGTGGAGGGGCCTGTGATGCTGCTCGACAAGCTCAAGGGCTACGGATGGATGGCCGCCGCCCTGGTGCTGGGCGGCCTGCTGGTGGCGCAAACCGTGCGTCTGCACGCCGCCCAGCTCGATGCCGCAAACACTCGCACCAAGAACGCCCAGACCCTGCAGCACATCGCCGACCTGACGGCAAAGGCCCTGCGCGCCGTGCGTGCGCAAGAAGCCCGCTGGGCCGCCGACCAAGAAAGGAATGCCCGTGAAACCGCTACACAAATTGCAGCTGCAAACGCGGACGCTGCAAGCGCTCGCCGTGCTTCTGACGGGCTGCGGCAGCGCATCGCCGCCCTTGTCGCCGACGCCCGTCGAGCCACCGCGAATCCCAGCCCTGCGCCCGCAATCGAGGCAGCCGGAGATCCCATCGGAGTGCTTGCCGACGTGCTCGGCCGCGCTGACCAAAGAGCGGGAATCCTGGCTGCGTACGCCGATGCCGCCCGCATCTCCGGCCAGTCCTGCGAGCGCGACTACGACGCGCTGACGGAACCGCCCCGGCCGGCTGCCGGGATTCTCCCAGGCTCCGCGGAGCCAGAAAGTGAACCATGACCAAGACCCTTGAAATCCGGGTGCGCCCGGTGACACGTTACGTTGTGACCCGCTACGAGAGCGACGGCTTGCCGCGAGGCGCCGCCTCATGCGGGACGCTCGGTGAATTCGACAGTCCGGCGCGCGCCGACGAAGTGGCCCTTGCCATCCGCGCGAGCGAGCCTCACGCCCGCGTCGTGACGAGCGACGGCACTGTTCACGGCCCTGTTGAGCTTCAGTTCGTCATTACGAAAGTGAACACCTTCGATGTACAGAACGAGGTTTACTTCGCGAGCACAGCCGAAGAAGCTGCGGCCCAAGTAAGCAAACTGGCTGCGACGCATGCCGAAGCGCAGTGGCAAGTTTTCAGTCGCCCGAAGCATGCGTCAACACAGCCAGCCGTTGCCGCCATCGCTCACGATTGGCGCGTCAGCGCTTCATACGGCGGTGAGTTGTGTGCGAACTGCGGTGCTGTGAAGGGCTCTCGTCGCAGCTATCTGGGCTGTGGAGAGCGCGCCAGTTCTGCCCAGAAGCTAGCTGTCACCGATGAAATGGTGACGCGCTTTCTCGGCTGGCAATTCCCCGAGGACTTCTCGCCAGACGGCGGGATCGTGTTCAACCGGCCTGCCGGCGGCGGTGCGCGGCCCGTGGGCACCAACCTCCTGCACTTTGGGCAGGCCAAGGCGATGCTTGAGCACTGCCTGAATGGTCCCTCGACCTGATCACGTCGGCAAGGCCCGCCCCGGTGCGCCGGGATGGCCAAGTGGTTTGCCCAGCCAGGCCGGCACCCATCTTCACGCCCATGAAAACCATCTGGATCGACGCAGGCTGGTACCCGGTGCGTATCGCCTTCTGCCCGGACGAGTCGTCATGGAGACGTCTGATGAAGCGCATGGGGCCGGCTGCGACGCCGTACCCAGCAAAGCCTTTTGGCGCGGCGTGCTCCGCCTTCGAAGATGAAAGCGGCGACCGAATCGTCGTCGTGACATGCGGTACCGGCATCGACGATCCTGTGGAGATTGTCTGTGCCCTGGTGCATGAGGCAGTCCACGTATGGCAGCGCATCCTGGAACACATCAAGGAAGAGGATCCAGGCTGGGAGCCCGAGGCCTACGCCATCCAGCACATCAGCAAGGGACTGATCCGCGCCTACTCGGAGACCCGCATGCCATGACCTGGCTCCTCGCCTCCACCGCCACGGAAATCCACATCACTCCGATAGACGATCTCCGCCCGCACGACTTCAAGAGCACGTGCTGGTGCCGGCCCGTGGAGGACGATGAGGAGCCCGATGTCTGGGCGCACAACAGCCTGGACGACCGAGAGCCCTACGAGACGGGCGAGCGTCTTCCATCCTGAAATCCCCGCAATGGCAAGGGGCCCTCGCCGGTAGCCACGGCATCACCTTCTGGAGATTCACATGACCCGTTCGTCTCGCTTTTTTTCCGTCCTGGCCGTGGCCTGCCTGGCTGCCGCGTCTGCGTTCTCTGCCGCTGCTGACCGTGCTGTGTCCGCTGCGCGCCTGGGCATCGACCGCCTCCTGACCGCCTGGATGGAGCCCTTTCAGGCACAGACCCAGCCACCGACCCAAGAAAAACCGCGCGTGGCGCTGGTAGCGGCGCGAGCCTTCGTGGGTCGCGTGCTCAAGCGACGACCCTCGGTACACCCTTCCTGGCGGATGTGCCCGTCGATCTGATCCTGGCCAGCCAGGTGCGGAACTGAGAAGGCCCGCGTCGTGCGGGCCTTTTTCATTGGGTTGGGAGTGGCGTTTCGGTCCCATCGACCGCAACCATGATCCCGGGCGAGTCGTCGCGTACCTCGATTTTCACATCCATGAAGGTCGTGTGAGCCGAGAAGTCCTTTCCGGTCACAGCCTTGTTGATCGACCCGCGGGCGTCTTTCAAGACTTCGTTGTCCGCCGGTGAGAGGATGAACTTTTGCGGATACGCGTTGCTGTGCGCCGTCCAGTGCGATTTCAATGCTGCCAAGAGCTGGTCGTAGATATGGGCCATCGGGCGAGTTTACGGGCCGCCCAACACGGCCTATTTTTCAGGGGCCTGAGCAATCCGCGTCGCCGACCGGGTCGGCCGCCGCGTTCTCATGGGGTTGCCCCTCGGCCGCCGCCAGCGCCAAAGTCCCGGCATCCAAGGCTGCAGCCCAGTCGGTGAACTCGCAATCGGACGCCGAGTGCTCGCGAAAGCGGCCGGCGTCATCCGGCTCTTGTGCCAGTACAACCCAGCGGTAGCTGTCGGCGTGGTCGGGATCAGTGATGACCTGTAGTGCGTAGGGCATGGGCGCCTCCTATTCGATGGAAAAAGTTTAGCCAGTGCTCCGACAAGCCGCTGTAGGCCATCGCGCCCGCGCAAGGCACATCAATGTCGGCGTGAAACTAGAAAGGTGCCGGAGATTCGATGACTTCTACAGGCCCAATGCCTCGGTAGAGTACTTCGCCGGTGTGCTTCACGGTCACTGTCCAGCGGTCGAGGGTTTGTTGCTCGACCAGGTAGGCCGCAGCCTCCAAAGGCAACACCTGCTCATCGGGCATGCTGCCGTACCACGTTGGGTAGCGCAGGAGGGTGGGGTACGGGGTCAGTACTTGACGTGGGTCCTGTGCCATTGCTCGCTCACTGACGGTTCATTTCCGGTGCGATCCTCCACCGGCAGCTTTCGCATCCATTTGCTCGGGTCAAAGCGCGGCAGGGGCGGGCCCTCTGCTGTGCTGCAGGGGCGCACCAGCCACAGCTGCTCATGCTCGCAGGTGCGGCCGTTTCGGGTCTCGATGACGTGGCCCCGCAGCAGCATGCCGTCGCCCACCAAGTCCACCAGCTCGGGCTCGAACAGGTGCAGCAGGCAGATCGGGTGGGAGACCCACTCGCCAAGTAGATCCAGTCGGCGCAGCGAGCGGCGCGCCGCACAGTCGGCGTACGACATGTGGTGCATTCTGAGCAGCCCGCGCGCAGGCTCGGGCCATTCGGCGGGGCGCAGCCGCATGCCGGACGCGCGGAGGGTGATGACTTCGCAAAACACTGTGCAAATATACAGTTGTTTGCGATTTCGGTGTAAAGTGAAGGCCATGTGCAATCGCTACACACCTCCCGAGGTGGCGGACATTGAGCGCGAGTGGTCCATCACCAGCCGCAACCCCGTGCGCTGGTGGGATCAGACCCTGTTCCCTCGTGGCAAAGGCCCGTTCATCCGCCGGGCTCGGGACGATGCTGGCTACAGCCGTGAGCTGGTGGTGGGCCAGTGGGGCCTGATCCCTTGGTTTGCGAAAGAACCCCGCCTGAAATACCCGACCAACAACGCCCGCAGCGAGGAGCTGGCGGCCAAGGCCAGCTACAAACTGCCCTGGGCGCGCGGACAGCGCTGCATCATCCCTGCCGCTGACTTCGACGAGCCGAACTGGGAGAGCGGAAAGAACGTGTGGTGGCGGTTCCGGCGTATGGACGGGCGCCCGTGGGGTCTTGCCGGGCTGTGGAACACGTGGACCGACAAGGCCACGGGCGAGGTCCACGAGAGCTACACGATGCTGACGATCAACGCGGACGCGCACCCGCTGATGAGCCGCATGCACAAGCCCGACCCCAAACTGGCGGCAGACAAGCAGGACAAGCGCAGCGTGATCCCGCTGGATCCGGCCGACTATGACCAGTGGCTTGCCGGAACACAACAGGAAGCCCAGGCCTTATTGCGCCTGGCAGAGGTTGAAATTTTTGATGCCGGCGCCGTCGGCATTTCGGAGAGACCATGACACAGGACGAACAGATCAAAGCGCTACAAGAAGAAGTTAAGGCGCTCAAGGAGCAGGTATTTGTGTTGACGGACAAAGTCAATCAGGCCTTGCTCAATGCCGAATCGCAGGCAGCGCTGCTCTTTGCTGCCACATCGCAATCCAAGGACAAGCAGGATCTGCTGGCTAAGTATTTGCATATGTGCAAGCAGGTGGATCAGAGCCCCATGGACAAGGCACGTACCGACTTTGAGCAGCAGGTGAAGATGATGATTCGGCAGAACACAATTGCGCACCTGCAGGCGAAGGCTGTCTAACAAGCTTCATGCGCTCGTCTGAAAATAGACCCATTCGCGGCGTCCTGTCGTTAGACAAAATTGCGCTAAGCTGTTGATTTTCAAAGTTTGCAGCGCTGCTTTGGGAGCAGAGGGTCGCGAGTTCGAATCCCGCCGCTCCGACCAATGTTTGAAGGCCCTGCAGCATCTGTTGCAGGGCCTTTTTCATTTCCATCATGGGCTGGTGCGGATGCCCGTAGATTGCCGGATGCGATGAATGCGGTAGATTCCGTTGAATTCGGCGGGATGCATTGATTCCCTGCCGCCATTGGCTCCTGCAACCCGTCGCCCATGCCATCTCAGCGCAAAGCCATGATCCGTGCGATGCCTTCGTTAGCCCCTGCCACAGCCCCCACCTCCTCGCGCCGTTATGACTTGGTAGATGCCTTGCGGGGTCTTGCCATGGTGTGGATGACGATCTTTCACTTTTGCTTTGACCTGAGCCATTTGGGGTTTTGGCCCCAGGACTTTCGTACCGATCCGTTCTGGACCCTGCAGCGCACTGGCATCGTCAGTCTTTTTCTTTTTTGCGCCGGGCTGGGTCAGGCCATCGCGTTGCACCAAGGGCAGGGCTGGGCGCGGTTTGGCCGGAGGTGGGCGCAGATTGCTTTTTGCGCCTTGCTGGTCACGCTGGGCTCCGCCATCATGTTCCCGCGAAGCTTCATCTACTTCGGCGTGCTGCATGGCATGGCGGTCATGCTTGTCGTTGCCCGCTGTACGGCGGGTTGGGGCCGTTGGCTCTGGCTGGCAGGGCTGGTTGCCGTTATGTTGCCTCCTCTGGCGCACGATCTGCTATCCGGTTCCGGTGCGCTGGCCGAACTGGCCCCGTGGTTCAACAGCCGGGCTTTGAATTGGCTGGGCCTGGTGGCACGCAAGCCCTACACCGAAGACTATGTTCCCGTGCTCCCCTGGTTGGGAGTCATGTGGTGGGGGCTGGCCAGCGGGCAATGGTTACTGGCGCATCGTCCCGCCTTATTGCAATGGCAGTTGCCTGCCGGAGGCGCACTGCTGGCGGGTCTTGGGCGGTGGAGCCTGAGCTATTACATGCTGCATCAGCCGGTGATGCTGGCGATTTTGACTGGCGTGGTCTGGATGCGTTCTTGAAATGATCCGCTGGCCCGGGTGGTTGATCTGGCGCCGTTTGGGCACTGATCAGGGTTGCCAACCATTGGTGAGCGGGCGAAAAAAAACGCGGCCTGGGCCGCGTTTTCCTCGGTGGAGGAGCGCGCCCATGGAGGCGCTTCCTGCAATCTCCGCAGTCGCTATTCGACCTTGGCCTTGGTGCGCAGCTCTTCCTGGAACTTGGCCAGCTTTTGTTGCTGCAGCTGCTGCGCCACCTGGGGCTTCACTTCCTCCAGCTTGGGCAGTTCGGCCTGGCGGATGTCGTCGAGACGGATCACGTGCCAGCCGAATTGACTCTTCACGGGCGTGTCGGTCATCTTGCCCTTTTCGAGCTTGACCAGGGCGTTGGTGAATTCGCTCACATAGCTGGAAGGATTGGCCCAATCCAGATCGCCACCCTTGGCGCCGGAGCCTGGGTCCTTGGACTGCTTCTTGGCGATATCTTCGAACTTGGCGCCCTTCTTGATGGACGCAATGATGGCCTTGGCGT